CCCAAAGACGCGTCAACGTCTTTGGGGCCGCGGCGCTACTTTTGTTTCGCCATCGCCGCGAGCAATACCGCCCTGGACACCCAACCACTCACCGGGATGCCCTCGTCCGCCGCGAGCTGGTGGAGCAGGTCTCGCGTCTGGCGGGACAGAGAGAGTTGGACGGCGATTTTTTTTCCTCCGGGACCGACCTTGGGGCCCGGTTTCCGTCGCGCTTTCATTGCCACGTTCCTCCGTTGTGTGTGGGGGGGCGGCCGGAGCCGCCCCGTGGTTACTACCTATCCTGGGGTTCGTTGTCCCACTGCACCTGTTTCCTGTGCCGTGTCGGGTCGACGTAGACCCCAACGATGTTTCGCGCGAGCTCTAACTCCACGAGCCGCCGTTGTTCGGTCAGCTCGCACTCGTGGGGAACCGTGGCGAAAATACTCCCGGTTCGTAGTTCCGGTGTGAGCCCGTCATCGATTATTATTGAGAATGGCCACAGGCCGCGCCTAAAACCACCGTTTGGCAGCGGACCATCGAGCACGTCGACTTTAACTTTAATGTTCATAGGTTCCTCCTCATTATAATTATACGCGTGTTGTGTGAGGCGGCTCCGACCGCCTCGTGGTTACTTGGCTTTGGGTTCGTCCCACTCCACCTGCCGTGCGTGCCGTGTTGGGTTGGCGTAGAACCCGACGATGCTCCGCGCGAGTGCGAGCTCAACGCGCCGCCGTTGTTCGTCCAGGTCGCACTGGTAGGGAACCGTGGCGAAAACACTCCCGGTGCGCACCTCCGCTGCAAGCCCGTCTTCAATTACGATTGAAAACGGCCACATGCCGCTCTTGAAACCGCCGCCGGGCAGCGGGCCCTTGAAAATGTCAACTTTGATTTTGATATTCATAGTTTTCCTTTTTTCCGTATGCGTTACGCGGCTCACAGCGCCGCTTTCTTTCAGTCTCATTATGATGCACCAGACGTGCCCACCTTGTCAACAATAATCGTACAATTATTATAAGTATAAATATCAGGTACTTAGCCGGGTTACAGCGCCTCGGCCCGCCGAATCACGTCCCCGTAGTACTCGAGTTCCCACTCGCGCCGACCGAATTCCGTCCCCCGGTGTCCGCCGAGAGACGCGACCCGGAGATGCTCGCGGGGCCAGCGCCCGCCGCCGTTCATCGCGTAGGCCGGGTGGGTCGGCAGTCCGTTCGCGGCCAGGTAGCCGAACACGTCGCCCCACCGCCACCAGCCGATCGGCCGTGCAGTGCGCTCTCCGACCAGCCCAAGTTTTTTGGTGATAATCTCCCGCACCCGCGACTCGTCCCGGCGGACACCGGAGATATGCCTCGCCGTGCCGAGCGTCTCGCGGGCGCGAGCGAACCCGTCGGCCGAGGTCCGCTCGCCGGTCTCGGGGCGTTTCCAGCCGCCGCCCCAGTCGATCGGGATCTCGAGATACGGCAGGTCCCTCGTGCGGAAAAACTCGTCGCGAACTGCCGGACAATCGGGGTTGAAAATCGGATCGACTTTTACCCACACCAGCGTCGGCACGTGCGCGAGCCGGTCCCGCACCCGCCACACGAGGTCCGCGACGACGACGGAATCTTTGCCCCACGACACGCCGAGGTAGGCGGGGCCGGCGGCCATGAACTCGACGACGGCTCGCTCTGACTGATCCACCAACCGGGCCAGCCGTGGTGAGTCCCCGTGTACGAGGTCGGCGGCGTACTCGTCCCGCCAGAGTGCGAGGTCCTCTTTGCGGTGGCGGTCGGACGGGATCAGCACAACAGCAGCAGTCCCAACCCCCACGCCTTGCCGTGACCAATGCCGTGCGTGACGGCGGCGCGGAACATCGCAGCGTCGATCACGGCGAGCGTGCCGGAGAAGTCGACGACCAGGATCGCCATGGTACGCCCGCCGTCCCGTACCTCCCAGCGGTCGCGTTGGACGCTCACGGAGTGCCCCGGCTTAAACCCGTGTCGCTCGCCCTGCCGCTGGAGCCACTCGAAGTAGATCTCGCGCTGGCGGTCCGCGTCGAGTACGCCGTACGCCGGGTCGCACCGGCGGTTCTTCCCGTTGATGAACTTCGTCACGGTCGGGTTGCAGCGGAGACGGAATCGGCGCTCGCCATCGAGCGGCGGCTCGAATGCCTCCGACGACATGACATCGGACACGGCCAACGGCAGGCGCGGAGCGAGCGCGACCAAAGAGGGGCCGTCCACCCGGTAGAGAAAATCCCTCGGGCTGTCCGGGTCAGCCGAGAACAACCTCATCGCCTCCTGGTGCGCCCAGTAGTGTTTGCACACGCCGGGCGGAGGGATCCCAAGCCGAACTTGCGTGAGCGTCAGGCTCATATCGGCTCCACGATTTCGCAGTACCGGTCCCCGTGCCAGTACGGCGGGCAGCACGCGCCGAACGATTTGCGGTAGCCGACCAGGGCATTGGGCAGCTCGTCGCACAACGGTAGCGGGCGCATCAGCAGCGTGCCTTCCGGGGCGTCGGCGTACCACCAACACTCTCGGTCGGTCGGCTCGACCTCCCATCGGGACACGGCGCCGTACCCCTTCGCCACGCGCTGGCCGATGGCCTTGACCCTCCCGAGCGCCACCTCGATCGCTTCCCGGTCCGCCAGGCAGAACCAGACCACGCGCTCCACCCGCCGCACGTCGAGCGGGAGGCGGTAACTCTTGGTCCAGAACCCCACCGTGATCACCGTCTTTCGGTGCTCGGGGGCGAGGAGGTCGGCGTGCTCGACAGCCATCCGCTTGGTGATGTGCTCGACGGTAGTGGCGGCGGCTTCCTCCGCGATTGGCGACGAGCAGCACGCGACCGGCCAGCCGCCGATGACCTCCCTCGCGACCGGGATCGGGATGTCGCCCGGTGGGTACACCGGCCGTTGCTTGTCGACCGTCCACCGCGTACCGGTCCCCCCGTGCTTGGCGACGCTGACCGAATACTCCAGTAGGGCGTCGAGCTGCGGCGGGGACCCGGCCATCGGGGCGGCCATGTGAGCGGTCACCTTCAATGGCTCCGTCACCCCAGTAGCGCCTCCTGCGCCGAGCCCTTCTTGCCCTTCTTCGGCGCCCGGTAAAACGCATCGGTCAACCACTGGCGGCACTCGTCCCGGTGCTCCTCGACGTGGGCGAGGTAGGCGGCAACGGCATCGGCCCTCGTCTCGTCGTGCCCGAGGAGGACGGTCTTGAGCCGCCCGTGTCCGCGGGCCGCCTGCCCGCCGATGGTGCCGCCCGCGTTCGCCCACAGGAGGAGCGAGTGCAGCAGCGCCCCGAGCTCGAGCGGCGACGGGTGAAGGAGCGTGAACCCGTGCAGGAACATCGCGCCCCGCATGACCGCCTGACCCGAGAAGATCATGAGGCTGCTCTTGTCCTTCTCGGCGCCGGCCGGCAGGAGGTCCCCGGCCGACTTCTCGGCGTCGGATCGCGTGTACTGGTATCCGGAGATGTACGCGTGGGCCGGGTGGAACGTCACGCCGTCGGTGTCGAACCCGGGCGGCAGGAGCATCCGAAGCTGCGCCTCGTTCTCGCGGCAGAGGAGCGTGCCCCGCCAAACGTGCAGGCTGCCCGACAGCACCTGATCGGGGAGGCATCCGCCCAAGAGCCGGAACAACGGGAACAGCCGGTACATCTCGGCGATCCGCGCGGTGTTCTCCCGGCCGGTGCTCTCGGTGAGGTTCCCGCCGTGGAGGAGGAAATTGAGTTGCTCGAGGCTGAGCTCACCCTTCAGGCCCATCCGCTCGACGAGGTGACGGGCACCGGGAGCGCGAACGCAGCGGTGGCGGATGGCGTTGCCGGACAGGAACGGAACCCATCGGACGCCGTCGTTGGTTCGAACCGGTTCGATGGCGCACAAGGCTTCGTTGCCCTCCGTGCGGCTCATGTGGGTAATCGGGGACACGGCCTCGCTCAAACAGTGAACGCTATAATTTTCCATGCTCGACCCTCATCTCCAGCTTCTTCCAGTTCCACTGCTCCTTGCCGAGCACCAGCACCGCGTAGATGCGGGTCTCGACGTACCGGGCGAACGCCCGCCGCCACTCGACCGGCTTCTCCGTCAGCGCTTTCAGTAGCGCCGGGAGCTCCTCCGCCGAGCAGGCCCGTACCGGGTCGGCCTTGACGTGCTCCAGGCAGTGGTTCACAAACAGCTCCATGTTCCCGTCCCGCACCTTGGCGCAGGCCGTGCGCAGGCCGCTGTCAATCCTCGCCCAGAGCGTGAGCCGATCGAGCTCCTCGCCGAACAGGCGGGCCATTAAACAGGCCAAGCTGCCCGCCAGCTCCCGCATCTCCTGGTCGGCCGCTTCCGCAAGCGGCGTCTCCTGGTCGAGCAGTCCGGCTATCCTTCTTCGGAATTCCTGGTAGTCGATCGAGGGCAGGGCCTCCCTCGGGTGGGTAGATTCCATCGCACGTCTCCTTATTGGCGGACAGCCAGCACGCGAGCCGGCTGACCGGCTCCTCCCGCACACGCTGCCACTCGGTTATCAGTTGCGCGCCCGTGGTCGGGAACCGCTCGATGACGGCCATGCCGAAGCGGGCGTTCACCGTTTCGGCGAGTGCGGGCTTGCCGGTCGCGGCGACGAGTTTCCCGCACAGCTTGAGCCGCGCCGCGAGTTCCCACGGGCGGTAGGCGATGACCTGCTCTTCAAGCGTGCACACCACCTCGGAGCGGTCGTGATTCACCCGCCCGCGGTACAAGAGCTGCTTCTGCCCGCTATCGGTGAGCACGAGCGCGAACGGCGGCTCGGGGGGCGAGATAAAGATCGGGCGGAGCAGGTGGAGGTGGGCTTTGGTCGCGGCGACGGCCCGGTCCTTGGTGATGACCCACGAGTACATGCGGGTCTTCTGGGCCTCCCGAACCTCGCCGTCGAGCAGCTCGATGTCGGCCCGCTCGTCCATGGCGATGACGCAGCCGCGACAGACGGCGGAGCTGCCGGGGCAGCGGACCCCGGACAGGTTGTTGAAGCTCTCCTTGACGTATTCGGACGTGGGGTAGGTGCCGTCGCACGCCCCGCCGCAGTAGAAGCAGGCGAGCGGGCCGATACACGGGGTGCCCTTGGCGAGTGCGAGTAGTTCGGGAACTGTTCGGGCCACAATCCTCCATCATCGGCGCAACCACGCCGCTGTCTGTTCGTCGCACGGTGGCAAAATCGTGTCAACGCCTTTGAGCCTTACGGCCCGCCTCTTTGCCTGTGACCGGGAGAGGCGGAAACCGGCCTATTACCAACGCATCCGGAGTGGGATGCCCTGAGGCACCCAACCGAAATCTCTGTTACTCTGGGGGCAAGTCTTTGTCCTCGGAGGTCTTGTGTCCGATAAGCTCCTCGACTCCTCCACCGCCGCCGCTCTGTACGCCCTGCACGCCCTGGCGGTTAAAAGCACCCTGGCCCTCGACATCAACTACGACGGACTCCGCCCGCCTGAGTGCGCCTGGATTCTCCAGCTCTGGGATCCGGCCGAGCGAGAGATCACGACCGCCCGCGCCCCGACCCTCGCCCTGGCCGTGGCTGCGGCGCTCGACCAGGTGAGGGCCCAGAAGCTCGCCGGTGATTAGCCGGCGGGTCAGTTCGTCGATGCCCCGCCGCAGCGTGCGGTATCGCTCCTCGACGGCCGAGACGTAATCCCGGATGACGGCGGCGTCCTCCTCCCGATAAATGGAGGCAAGTATGTCCTCGTAGGCGACCCTCTTCGCTTCAAGCTCTTTGTCCATCTGCCTCCTAATCCGCTTTAGTTTTCTTGTTCTCGCGAACTATCCGCGAGTGAGAAGTGCAGCCACAATCGCCCTCCTTCTCCCCCTCATCCCCGCCTCGCCTTCTCGATTAGTTGCGCTATTGCCTCTTCGGCAGAACGCGGCCCGTCGTGACACCACTCGGAGCCTATGGAAAAAGCATTCTCCAACAAACCTCGCAGCTCGTGCTCGATGAACCAATCGATCCCAGAGAGGAAGACACCAGCTACAAAGTCGTAGTCTGCCTTCTCGCCAAGGGGGCCGATTGCCTCTTTGGCGTACTCCTCAGCCGCCTCTTCCGCCTTCGCCTTCGTCTTCTCGCTCATCGCCTATTCCTCCTCGGCAACACCTCGACCACCTTGATCACCTTGAGCCCAACGGGGCGAAAGTTGGCGCAAAACTCCCTCGCGTCCTTTCGCGAGCCGAACGAGTCATAGATCACATCTCGGTTATGCTCCTCGTCACCGATCGTGACCCACCACACGCGGGTTTTCCTTGCTTGCTTCTTCATCGCTCTACCTCACTCGCCGCTGCCGCTGCCGTCGCCGCTGCCGCTGCCGCTGCCGTCGCCGCCGCCACTGCCGTTGCCGTTGCCGTAGCCGCCGCACCAAGGGCACGCCTTCAGCTCTTGCTCAGTCATTTCTCCTCTCCCGAACTATTCGAAATCTTCGAAGTGTTCACCTCCACCTTCTCGACGGGGACGGCATAGTAGTATCCAGACTTGTGATACTCGGGATCGTCGCGGATCAGAAAATCATACTCCTCTTCTGTAGCAGCCGGTTCAATGTGTACCTCCCCGTCTTCAACACGAAACCCAAGCCATACTTTTTCCGATGCCTCGATGCGTGCGCGGAGGGCGGCGATCTGCTGCTTCAGCTCCTCTATCTCCGCATCCTTGCTGCTCAATTGGCGCTCAAGGTCAGAGATGTACTGGTCCCTCGTCTCTATCTCCGCATCCTTCGCGACAAGGTGGGCACGGATGGCGTCAATGGAAACAGGGGACAGCCAGCGGTCTTCCTCTAACGCTTCCATCGCCCTATCAAACGCTTCCTTCGTGCTCATTCCGCTTCCTTCTTGTCTTCGGCAAAGAGGGATTCGAGATCGGAGAGCATTACGAACCTTGCGTCTCCGTACATGCCGTTAAACGCCAATGCTCGACTCCTTGCCTCCTCGAGCACTGCCTTCGCGCCAGCTATGAATGATCCGTAGCTGCCAACGTAATCGCTGTTGAACATCTGATCCCGCACGTGCTTGTGCGCCATCTCCTCAGTCTTGCTGCTCACGCTCCTCCTTCTCCCCACCTTCCGACTCGGACGCGGGGTCCGGCCTCACCACAACATGCCCCTTCAGCAGATCGACCGTGTTCTCGAACGCTGCGCGCAACTCGATGGCCGCATCAAACCCGTCCTTCGTGCTCATTCCGCTATCTGCTCCGTAGTCGTGATACCACTGCGCCCAGTAGTCACAGTCCCCGCTCATCCCGCTTCCTTCTTCGTGCTCATTAGGATCCCCGCTCCCAGATGCACGCACCGTCCCGCCACACTTCGAGCACCTGATCGGCGGTGTAGTTCATGTAATTGCCGACGGTGTTCGAGCCGAGGCCAAGGGCGGGTTTGATGACCACGATGTGACGGGTCTCGTCGCCCTCGCTCAGCGTGAGGCCGTCGCCCTGGACGATGTTCGGCATCGGCGGTGTGTTCGTCATGCGGCGGTAGAGCACGTACGTCTCGCCGGGCCGTACCTGAAGCGTTTGGTCCCAACTGCGGATGTCCGAGCCGTTGACCATGTCGCAAACTTCCTGCCATCGCCCCTCTCGGTACGGCAACACAAAAACCTTCTTCATCGCTCTACCTCACTCGCCGCTGCCGCTGCCGTAGCCGCTGCCGCTGCCGTCGCCGCTGCCGTCGCCCCTGCCGTCGCCGCTGCCGCTGCCGCTGCCGTCGCCGTCGCCCCTGCCGTCGCCACTGCCGCTGCCGTCGCCCCTGCCGTCGCCGCTGCCGCCGCCGCTGCCGTTGCCGCTGCCGTAGCCGTTGCCGCTGTCGCCGCCGCTGCCGCTGCCGACGCCGTTGCCGCCGCCGTCGCCGCTGCCGACGCCGCTGCTCCTGCCCCTGCCGCTGCCCCTGCCCCTGCCGTCGCCGCTGCCGTTGCCGCTGCCGCCGCCGTTGCCGCTGCCGCTGCCGTCGCCTACTTCACCCATTCTGGTACCCCCTCAATGCTGATTCGCGCCCTGTCGCTGCAATCAAGGATCTCAAACGCATCCAGCAACTCAACACGCGAGACCGGCGCGGGGAATTTACAGTTGGACGGATCGCTCGTCCCAGTAGTAGCGAGCTGTGAGAGTGATGCCGCCCCGCTCCAAAACCAGAGCCGCCGAGCATTCCGAAGTACGACTTCTCTCTCTTTGCGTGACACAAACACCCCGGCGAACACCCCTGCCAGATGGCTTCTCACAATCACGTATCGCTCTTCATCCTTCCCTTGTTTTGTCTCTGTTGACATAAAATCCCCTTACTTTTCTACTTCAGATCCTCGATGCCCGCCCCCTTTATGGTCGCAGCGCCCGGCGAACGGCCTCCTCGAGCTCGCTCGTCTCCCGCCCGATGATCCGGACGATGGCTTGAACGGCCTCCTCGCGTCGGCACATGCCGGTTCGGACCTTATCGATTACCCCCATCACCTCCTGCTCGAGTGTCACCTGCTTCGGTGGCAGGTCAACGAACGCCCGCAGGTTCAGGCCATCACCTGCAAAGTTGGCGGGGATGTGTTTCGTGTCACCGTTCAGTTTCGACATGGGCCTCCGTCAGTTACCTTCTCCAGACGTTCCACACCCGGCACGAGAACGGCTTCCGGAGCGCGTCCCGGCCGTAGATGTACCGACCACGGCACATCACTCCGCCAGACCAGTACAGGACCGCCGGCGTGTTCCACGAGCATGACACGCGAGCGTTGTGGGTCCGGCCGTAGAGCACGCCGTTCCTGTGGTTGATGCGGAAATAACCCGGGACGACGTAGGCGCACTGGGCCTCGGCGGTGGCGACGGTGGTCAGGGCTGCGATGGTGGCGATGAGGATGCGCTTCATGACCGCACCCGCTCCGCCCGTAGCCGCTCGATCTCATCGACCAGGACGATCGACCAGTCCCGGCTGTGCTCGTGCCGGGCCTTGACATCGGCCATGACCAGCTCAAGCACCTGCTCAGGCGTCTCGCCTTTGTTTCGCAGGGTGGCGAGCTCGGCGGCGGCATTCGTCCGGCACGCGCCGGGGGTCTGCCGTATCCGCTCGACCTCCTCGACTAGTTTCGCGGCATCGTCGACCGTGCCATCGAACTTACTCCTCGGTTCCATTCTCCTCCTGATGCGTTCACACAGTTAATCGCGGCGGCCGTGGTGGTTCGTCCGGCCCGGCGTCCACTCCACGCCGTCACTGAGTCCCTCTCGGTTGTCCGAGACCCTCTGCCCGTCCGCCCCCGACATCGGGGAACGGCCGCCACGATCGAAGGGTGCCACAAGTCTCAAAGGCGCGTCAACGCCTTTGGCGAATCTCTTTGGCTGTGCAGCCGGAACACCACACCAGCCGCAGGAACAGCTCAGCGGCGAAGCACCGCCCGGTCAGGCCGAGGGCGGCGATCCACGCCTGGCCCTCGGTCGGCCCTGTTCCCCGAATCTCACTCGTCCTGTTGTCCACTATCGCCCAGCAGTTCATCGTTCTCCGGCCTCCTCACCCACAAAACTCCCGCCACGAAACCCAGCAGGAATCCGATCCATACCGCCATCACCCTAACCCCTCCATCGAGCGTCCGGCCTCATGCCTCAACACACCCTGAATCCAAAGACATTGACTCATCTTTGCCTCGCGTGTCACCATAAATCTATGCCCTACAACGAGATAAAGCGGCCCAAGAGTGCGAACCACATCAAGAGACTGTTTCAGTTGATCGCCGAACGGCACGGACGCCGCCACGAACTCGTACTCTGCGAACGCATCGACATCGGGCCGCGGAGCGTGTGGGGCTGGACCCGGCGCGGTATCCCGGTGGGCTACTGGCCGCTGGTCGCCGAACTGGCGGGGGTGACGGTGGAGGAGGTGGCGGCGGGGCATCGGTGGTACGTTCGGGACCACGAGAGCCATCCATTCCGGCTTCGTCGTGGCAGAGCGGCCGGAGCTCCAGGAGCCGCTTCCTGATCGCCTCCAAGTCCCAGCCGAGCGACTCGGCCACTTCCTGAGCCGAAAACCCTTTTGGCGCCGAGAAATCATCGAGGAACAGATACGCCGTGGCGCTCCTTCGGTCCTCCCGCTTCACGTTCACCGTTCCGCCGCGCCCACCACCAACGAAGTCAGCCCGGCTAAGAAAGTCACTCACGGCTCTGGAAAAGACCGCGGCCTGAAGATTGTGCTCCGGGATACGGTTCGGCTCCTCCTCGCGGTCAATGGTGAAGTCGATCATGCTTAAGTCGCCTCCGCAAACTCTTCCGCGGCCTTCTTCGCCCGTGCCTTGTCCTGCTCCGGGCACACCTGTCGGGCCGGGCAGAACCAGCACCACCCGCCCGCCTTCAGCTCACGAGGCTCCAACCCCATCATCTGCCTCACCGCCTTCTCGGCTCCGGCCTTGAGCTTCGCCTCCCACTCGTCGAGCTCCCACGCGGCGTACCACCACTCGGAGAAGAACTGCGGCAGGCGGGGCTGCACCACCACCACCTTCACCTGCTCGAGCTTCTTCTTGCTGTTCCGTTTCAGGGCCGCTGCGTAGTACGCGAGCTGTACCGAGGTCTCCGGGTTGACCCGCTTCCCCTTGCCGTACTTCAAGTCCACCACCATCCCCGTCGCGGCGCCCTTCCTGACACCGGAGCACACAAAATCGAGGGTGCCGAACATCCCGAGATCTTGGTCCAAGACAAGCCGGTGCTCGATCCTGACCGCCGGCGGGGCGTCGAACGCGGCCACCTGATCCAGGCACACGTTCACGTAGGTCATGGCGTAGTCCACCATGCTCCACATCCGGCCGTCGCCCGTCGGGAACTCCGTGTCGGCGTACTCCGGGCGGAGGGTGTCAACCCACGCCTCGTCCAGCCGCCGCTCGTTACTTTCCCAGTGCCGGAGGATGCGCTCGGCCAGCTCGTGGCACCGCGTGCCCTCCAGGGCGTACGGCGCCGGCGGCTCCTCTGGTAGCCCCTGGGAAAGCCCGATGCTGCCGGGGCAGTTGAGCCACCGCTCGGCCCCGGAGGCAGAGCAGACGGCGTGAGCACGCCCCTTGTGGTCGGGGGCGGCGGTCATTGGCCGACCTTCTCATGCCCGGTGAAGGCGCGGAAGAGCCGCCACGCCTTCATCTCCATGTCGAAACCGACCCCGCGCTCGGTCTCCGAGTTGGCGAACGTCACGTTAACGGTCCACTGGCCGTCCCCGTCGAGGCGGGGCTCCTCGAACTCTGTCACCGTCTCGGCGTTCCCCCACCGCCCCGCGGCCCACGGTACGAATTTCGTCATATCCCTCCGCACGAAAAGGGGGCGACGCCCACACTAGGCGCCACCCCCATTGTTTCTCCTTACAGCTCGTCCGCCGATGCCGCCGCCTCGAACGCCTCGAACTCGTCCTCGGCCTTGACCCCGCTACCGCCGAAGGGCTCGTCGTCCCGCACCTTCTGGACGTTGTTCAGGTAGGCGGTGACGCCCGTATTCCCGAGCGAGTTGTAGCTGCCGAAGATGACGGACAGCCGCCCCCAGCACCCGCCGTAAATCTCGTCCTTGTCCTCGATGGGCTTGCGGTCCGGGCCAACCACACCAGGGCGCTTCGTCGTCTTAGCGCGGATCACCCAGTGCCCCTTGTAGATGGGATCGTCCTTATCGTCGCCATCGCGAATCGTCGGGTGCGTCTGCTTGTCCTGCCCCTTCCACTTCGCCCCGAACGCCTCTTTCCCGACCCTCTCGACCGCCGCCAGCAGCGGGGAGATGTCGGTCTTCTTCGGGATGAGGAGCGTCACCTCGAACTTCCCCTCCTTGGTCTCGTCCAGGCTCTTCGCCCGCTCGAACACGCTCGGATAGCTGAACCGCCCCAGCGGGGTGATGATCCTGTCCGAGTAAACGTTGTCGTTCTTTTTTCCTTGTGCCATGCCGCACGTCCTTGTTGTTCGCCCTCCGACGCCGCCGGGCTCATTCCCCGCAGTCGCCGTCCGGCATCATCAATCCTGTAAAACTTTCGTGATGTCCCGCTGCTTCCGCATCACGGCCCGGGTGACAGCCTCATCGAGGCTGTCCGGCACTACGAGGTAAATGGCGCGCGTGATCTCCGTCTGTGTCACGCGGAACACCCGCCCCTCGCCCTGCTCGTTGTCGGAGGGCACCCATGACGCCTCGACGAACACGACCGTGCTCGAGCGTGTGAGCGTGACCCCCGTGTTCGCCGCCGTCAGGGACGCCAGGAACACCTGGGCCTCCCCGTTCTGAAAGGCGTCCACCGCCACTTGCCGCTCCGCGGGCGCCGTCTCACCCGTGATGCCCACGACGGTGATGCCTCGCTCGGTGAACCCGTCACGCATCTCCCGAATCACGTCCCGGTGGTGGGCGAACACCACCGCGCTCCCGGCCTCTTCGAGCAGGTCGCACACGTACTCCACGGCCGGCCCGGCCTTGAGCAGCCCGAGCTTCCGGCGTGCGGTGGAGATGGCGTCACTCTGGAGCGGGACGCCCGACTCGACGGCCTGAACTACGCGGTCGACCATTTCGGCGACGTCAGCAAAATGGTCCTGACACTCCGCGACCCGGAGCGCGGGCACCTCGAGCGGCATCGTCTGCCGCACCAGCGGCGGCAGTTGCCCGAGAACCTCTCCCTTCTGCCGCCGCACCATGAACCGCTCCCGCGCCTTGCGCCCGAGGTCTTCAAGATTCTTCGAGCGGGGATAGGTGACGCCCCACGGCGTCTCCTCCGGGACGCAGTACGCGTTGCGGAACGGCTCCCAGCGGCCGAACAGGTCCGGGGCGAGCCGCGAGAACAGCGTCCACGCCTCGGCCGCCCGGCCGTTCGGCAGCGGCGTGCCGGTGATGGCGAGGCGGTACGTCGCGCGGCCCCATAGCACCACCATGCAGACGCGCGCCCGCTGGGAACTCGGGCTCTTGAGGTAGTGCGCCTCGTCGAAGATGAGCCCGTCCCACTCCTCGCGCCGTAGGCGATCGAGAACGGCGGGGCGGCACGCGAGGTCGTAACTCACGACGACCACCTCGGCGGCGTCCACGAGTGGCACGTCCCGGCCGCTCCGCATGACGGCGGGCCGGTACTGCCCGCCGCTCCACCGCAGCATCTCACGCCGCCAGTTCTCTTTAAGGCTCGACGGGCAGACCACGAGGATGCGCCGCAGCCCGAGGCCCTGAAACGTCAGTACGGCTTGCGGCGTCTTTCCCGCGCCGGGCGGATCGGCCAACAGGGCGGCACGGTTCGATCGCATCAGACGAGTGACAGCCTCGATGCCGTCACGCTGGTACTGGAAGAGTGAGTCCGAAACGCCCGCCGTCATGTTACTCGTTATCTGTTGCGTCCGAGCATGACGTGTAGCATGCTGCGGGTCTCAGGGTCAACGAGTGAATGATTGCAATCATGAGAAAGACAGAGACGAATAAAAAGTCATCCGCATTCCTTAAGCTCTACTCGGTCCGGTTGGACACCGCCGCCGCCAAGAAGGTTGCGCGGCTAAGAAAAGGGCGAGCGTCTCAGAACCAGGTGTTCGTCGACGCCATTGAGGCACTGTACCGCGAAGCCATCAAGCCCACCTCGAACTAACCGTCTGCCGCACCCCGGAGGACTATGGCGTCGAGCACGACGGAGAGGGATCCCGTTCTCGAAACGGCCCTCGCGTACATCGCCGAAGGCATCAACTGCACGCCGGTGTATGGCCCCAAGGCGCGGGTAACGGATGCCGGGAAACGCCCTCGGCTCGACGCCTGGCAGAACTTGCGGCTCACGTCCGACGAATACCGGAAGGCCCACCGCAAGGGGGATAACGTCGGGGTCGTCACCGGCCGAACCTCAGGGCTGATCTGCGTTGACTGCGACAAAAAGGACGACCCCGCCCGGTGCGGCGTTCTCTGGTTCATCGAGAACGAGGCGCGGCTCGGGCAGTTCGTTCGCGAGGACACGCCGCGAGGTGGCATCCACCTCTGGTACCGCTACCCAGCGGGGCGGGACTTCGTTCCCTCCAAGGGGAAACTATTCCCGGGCGTCGACTTCATGGCGGACGGCGGGCGGCAGGTGGTGACATGGCCGTCCGGACACAAAAACGGGTCGTACGTCTTTAGACAGGGGTTGTCCCTGATTGATGTCGCCGATGAGGCCGGGGAGATCCCAGAATGGATACTCGAAGAGGCAGACCGCGCACACCGGGTGAGTCTCGCGACCGCCCCGAAGGCGGCCCCTGGGCCCGTCGACGAAAGCCTCATCGACATCCCGCAAGAGATCGACCGAGCCCGCGAACGCATGAAGACCTACCCGGCGGCGATAGAGGGTGAAGGCGGCGACTTTCGCACCGTCCAGGCCGCGTGGGAGTGCAAGAAGTATAACCTGTCGCCAGAGACCACCCTCCAGCTCTTGGCCGAAATTTACAACCCCAGGTGCGAACCGCCGTGGGCTTTGAAAGACCTCGCGGTGAAAGTGCGAAACGCCTACAAGTACGGTAAGGAGCCATCGGGCAAGGAGACAGCGGCGAACGACTTCCCGCCCGACGACCCGGCCGCCCTGGCCGCGAGCGTGGACGACGTCCGCCCGCCGGGCGCCTACCAGCCGCGCCTGCCCATCGCCTCCGCTCGCCACTTCATCGAGCGGAACAGAGGCCGCGTGCTCTGCCAGCAGGGGCAGATGTACGTCTACCGCGACCGAAACGCCCACTGGGACATGGTCGACGACGAGCTGTTCGAGGCCACCATCCTCCGCGACATCAACGCCGAGGACGCGGACGCCTGCAAGAAGCTCAAAATGGGCCAGCTCCGGGACATCGCCCGCGCCGTCAAGCGAGAGCTCCAGGCGGCCGCCGCCGACGAGATCGTGCCAGACACCTGGCTCGACGGCCGCGCGGGGCAGTTCGTCCCGCTCAGGAACGGCATCCTCGACGTCGGCACCGGCGAGTTACTCCCGCACGACCCGACGTGGTTTTCGTTCACCACCCTCCCGTTCGACTACGCCCCCGCGGCCCAGTGCCCGGCCTTTCTCGACTTCCTCGCATCCGTCTGGGACGGGGACGATGACCTCGTCCGGGCCATGCGGCTGTGGATGGGGTACGTGCTCACCTCGAGCATGAGCGCCCAGAAGTTCGCCGTCCTCATCGGCGAGAGCCGGGCTGGGAAGTCCACCCTCGCCCGCGTCATCGAGGGGCTCGTCGGGAAGCGGAACACCGTCGCCTGCTCGCTCATGCTGTTCGGCGGCGACTTCGGCCTGGAGCCGGTGCTCGGCAAGCGGCTCGCCATCTTCAACGACGCACAGCGGCTCCACGGCACCGCCGGGGACATCGCCACCGAGCGGATCATCTCCATCGTGGGCAACGACCCGCAGCCGGTGAACCGGAAGAACCGGGGGATCCTGACGGTCCACCTGCCCGCCAAGATCATGCTCGTCTGCAACGAGATCCCGCACTTCGTGAACCGCCGCGACGCGCTGACCAACCGGATGCTCGTGTTCCCGTTTCGGAAGAGCTTCAAGGGCAAGGAGGACCTGACCCTGCACGACCGGCTCATGGCCGAGCTGCCCGGAATCCTCAACTGGGCACTCGACGGCGCACGGGCCATCATGGGCGGGGAGAAGCTGCACCAGGCGGCCGCAGGCGAGGCCGCGGTCCAGGAGATCGCCGAGATCCTCGACAGCATCCAGGGGTTCCTGTCCGACGCCGTCGAGTTCACCAACGACACCGCCGCGAGGGACTCGTTCGTCACGTCGACCGACCTCTACGACGCCTACAAGCGGTGGTGCCGGGACGCCAACATGGGCACCCACGGGATGAAGCGGTTCTTTCAGGAGTTCAAGAGCAAGGCCCGGGACCGCGTCACCGCCGCCCGTTCCCCCGACCGGAAGCGCGTCAAGGGGTACTACGGCTTGCGGCTCGTGACCGGCTCCGTGGCCGACTTCCCGCCCAGCTACCACGAAAATGACGACATGGAGCTCTGACCCGGAGCGGACCCATCGGACCCATCAGCGGACCCGTGCGGACCTTTGGTTTCCGCACGGGTCCGCTGCTTTTCGCTAATAGTTCCACACACCTACGGTAGTTGCGGACCTTTGCGGACCCATTTTCGGAATAATTGTTCCGGCGAGTTTTTCCCGGTTACTCCTCTCTCCCCCCATACCCCCCTCTCTATCTATACCTGTTTGAGTGTCTCACGCGGAGTAGTCAGAAAAAGGGTCCGCAAAGGTCCGCAAACGAGGTAAACACCACAAACCATAGGAGAATTCGTGCGGACCTTTCAAGGCTCGAAAGGTCCGCAATGGGTCCGCAAAGGTCCGCAATGGGTCCGCAAATGTCCGCAAAGGTCCGCTGCGGGTGGTAGGTAGTGGCCCCCTGGCTGGCAGTGCTACCCTCGGGGCAGATGGCACCCAAGCGCCGCCGCAAGCCCTCGATGCCCCCGACCCACGAGGGCTCCGAGCACTGGCACCAGAGCACCTTCATCTCCCTCATCCGCCAGGTCCCGCACGTCGCCGGGCGGCGCACCTACGCCACCCCGAACGGATTCCTTCGCACGAAGGCCATGCGCATCCGGGCGTGGCAGGAGGGCATGGTCTCCGGCGTCTGGGACGTGCACGTGCCCGTCCCATCTCAAAAACATCCGGGGATGTGGATCGAGTTCAAGGCCGGGAACAACACCCTCTCGAAGGAACAGAGGGAGTTCGGGCGGGACATGGAGGCCCTCGGGCACAAAACCGTCGTGGCCTACTCGTGGCGCGAGGCGTTCGACGCGTGGTGCGCGTACCTCGGCATTCGGGTCGAGCTGTCCGCCTGAACACACAATTTCCCCTGGTGCACCGATCCCCGCCATGCCGCATCCTACGTCCACAGTGGACCGGAAGCCCAACATCGCCGACCTCGTTCATTACGACGAGTTCGGCCATAGCTCACCGGCCCTGCCGGAAAAGAAACTCATCGGCGCAATCATCCTAAGAGCCGTGCTCGACTACCACTCCACCGCTATCGCCGACCGGCACGCAAAACGCTCCGCCCGCCTGTTTCTGTTCAGCGACAACCGCAGAGTGAGCAACCTGAGAGCGTTCATGGAATTGCTCTACAGCGACCCAGACGTGCACATCAGGCGGCTCAGGGCCGGCGTGCTCGACGGCACCATCCGCCCGCAGAAGGTGGTGGTGGAATGAGGATCAAGCTCATGCGGGACCAGAGTGAGGCTAAGGCATCATTGGTGGACGAGCAGGGGAACAAGCTGGACGGGTTCTCCGCCCACCACTGGACCACAGACGCCAAGGGCACCGCCACCGTCACCCTCTACGGCGTGGAACTCGTGAAGGAAGAACCCCAGCAATCCGTCGTCACGTGCCCCATCTGCGCGGTGCAGTTCCTCATGATGGTGAAAGACATCGGCTTCAAAAGGCAGTACGCTGGAAAAAATGTATGGTGGAAGTGCGGGGCGTGCGGCAAGAAATCGAACGCCGAGGATTGGTTCTCGACGGAGCATTTGAATTGAAGGCGTTGACGCGACTTTGGGATGCGTGCCACCCTGGAACTGTCACCCGCAAAGAGGAAATGCATGACAACCAAGGCTGAGCGGCGCGAGAAGAAGTGGGCCAAGCGAGAGGCACAACAACTGCGCAAGTTCATCCGACGTGGACACTACTCGCGGGCGGTCAAGCGGGTCTTGGAGTTGATGCCACCTGTCGGCGAAGGGCCGATCTTTCGGGCCATCAAAGAGCGATACGGCTCGGTGACGTTTGACATTTCGTTCCCGATGGGGTCGATGGAGAACGATGTCATCACCACTGCGAATAAGGAAGACTGATGAAGATAAACATCCCTAGAGATCTCGACGCGACAAAAACAGGCAAGGCATACACATTGTTTGCCAAAGACGGAAACTTGTACGCGAACTATTGTCGATGGTCGCCCCACTTGGTCAAAGCGGCCATCGTGGAAGATGGCGCAGACCTCGATGGATTGCTCGCAGAAGGCAATTACATCGGCGAAGTATTCATCGTCCCTGCTGTTTCGGTGGATCTGGAGTAGGTTCATGCCTTCTAAAGCCCCCCGCCCCTGCTCACACCCCGGATGTCCCGAGCTGGTGACGATTGGGTCCAGGTGTGACAAACATCGGCGGGAGGAGTTCAAGCGGAAGACCCGTCAGGCCATGCAGGACGAGGGCAAGCGCGAGGACAAACGGTTCTACGACTCGACCCTGTGGCAGAAAACGCGGCGGATGGTCCTGATGCAAGACCCGTACTGCGCCCAGTGCCGACGTGAGAATCGGGTGACACTGGCGACGATGGTTGACCACGTCCACCGCATAGCCGCTGGGGGCGACAAGCTGAGTCGTGATAACCTGGAGGGGCTCTGCTCGAGATGTCACGCCGTCAAGCGGCAGCGGGAGAGCCAGGAAGTCAAACATCCTCGCGGATGGGACGGCGTATGACGCACCGAAACGTTTGCGACGGTAGAACGGGGGGAGGGGGGATCAATCTCTACAGCTTTTCGGTTCGCGATCGCGCCCCTAACATCAAACACGCGACCGCGAAATTGGAAGTTTTGAAATTCTGAGGATAGATGCCGAAAAATAGAACGCCCGAGATTCAACACCTCAAGACGGCCGCCCTCATCCCGTACGCCCGGAACGCCCGCACCCACACGGAGGCGCAGGTGGCCCAGATCGCGGCCAGCATCCGCGAGTTCGGGTTCACCAACCCGGTGCTGGTCAAGGGGGACAAAACCGTCATCGCGGGGCACGGGCGGCTTCAGGCGGCGCACCTGCTCGGGCTGGAAACGGTGCCGTGCCTCGTGCTCGACTACCTGACCGACACGCAGGCGAAAGCGCTCGCGATCGCCGACAACAAGATCCCGCTCAACTCCGGCTGGGACGTCGACTTGCTCAAGCTGGAGATGGAAGAGCTTCAGGAAAAGGGCATAGAGGTAGCACTGCTCGGTTTCAGCGAGGCAGACCTAGCAACGATTTTCCCGGTGGTGCCCGACTTCCAGCCGGTGAGCGTTGACGAGCAGGGAAAGCTCGATGAGAAGAAGAAAGCTATGTGTCCCAACTGCGGCCATGAGTTCGAACCGAAGTGACCTGAAACTCGATTGGTGCAGTCACGAAGCGGCGGAATATGCCTGTAGACAGTGGCACTATTCAAAAACAATGCCATCGGGAAAGGTCGCGAAGGTGGGAGTCTGGGAAGAAGAACAGTTCATCGGCGTCGTACTGTTCGGGAGTGGTGCAACACAGCAGATCGGGATGCCGTACGGACTGACACAACATCAGGTGTGCGAGCTAGTGCGAGTTGCACTCGACGCCCACCACTCACCGGCAAGTCGAATCGTCGCTATAGCTATCCGTTTGGTAAAGTCGGCGTTCCGTGGTTTGCGGCTTATCGTCTCCTACTCGGATCTGAACCAAGGACATCTTGGGGGTATTTATCAGGCGGGCAACTGGCTTTTTGTCGGCAAGGCAAAGGACCATGCCGGTGCCGTCGTTCTCCACGGCCGACAACATCACGGCAGGAGTATAGTCGCGAAGTACGGGACTCGTAATTTGGATTGGCTCAGGAAGCACGTAGATCCCAACGCGAGGCACGCCGAAACCGAAGGCAAACTGAAGTACCTCATGCCGCTTGATGACGAAATGCGGCAGAAGCTGCTACCTTTGTCGAAGCCGTACCCGAAACGCGCCGGTAGTGTAACGCCAGCACGCCCTGCTAACCTGCAAGGAGGAGGCGGTTCAAGTCCGACCTCGGCGCTCCATTCTCAAGACGAAGACACATGAAGGGCCGGAAGCCGACGCCGAATAACCTGAAGCTCTTGACGGGCAATCCGGGCAAGCGGCCAATCGCCGACGAGCCCGAGAGTCCTCTCCTGCCGGCCGACGACGAGCCGCCGGCGTGGCTGCACGACGACGCGAAACAGTTCTACCGCGAGATCCTTCGGACCCTTTCCACCATGAGGGTCGCCACTGAGGCCGATCGGCTCGGCATCATCGCGTTGGCGCAATCACTGGCCGAGGTGAAGATCGCCCACGAGCAGATGAACAAGTACGGCCGGGTCATCAAGGACAAGTCCGGTGGCGCTACTCGGAACCCGTACGCCGTCCACGCGGCGCAGTTCATCGCGTTCGTCCGCCAGTTCATCACCGAGTACGGGCTCACCCCGTGCAGCCGGGCGAGGCTCATTGCGAAGGCCGAGGGGGGCGAGGAAGACCCGTTTACCAAGTACCTGAGCGGTGGCAAACAGTGAGTCCGAACATCCCGCCGAGCGGTACATTCGCCACGTCCTTGACGGAACCCAGCTCGCCTGTCAGTTCGTCCGCCTGGCCGTCGAGCGGCACGTCTCCGACCTGAAGAAACAGGCAGACTCCAACTACCCCTTCTACTTCGACCCGGCCGCCGCCCAGCGGGTCATCGGCTTCTTCCAGTTCTGTAACCACGTCGAGGGCAAGTGGGCCGGGGAGCCCATGGTCCTGGAGCCGTGGCAACAGTTTGCATTGTGGGTGCCGTTCGGCTGGAAGCGGAAGGGGAGCGGGCTTCGCCGGTTCCGCCGGGCGTACGTGGAGGTGGCCCGCAAGAACGGCAAGAGCACCTGGACCGCCGGCCTGGGGTTGTACTTCCTCATCGCCGACGGGGAGCCCGGTGCGCAAGTTTACTCGGCCGCCACCACGAGGGACCAGGCGAAGATCATCCACACGGCCGCCAGCCGCATGATCAAGGTGAGCCCGTACCTGTCCCGGATGGTGCGAACTGTCAAGAATAACTTGTCGGTTGTCGAGACGTTCTCGAAGTTCGAGCCGCTCTCCGCCGACTACAACACACTTGACGGCCTTTCCCCGTCGGCGGGGTTGATAGACGAGGTACACGCCCACCGAAACCGCGGGGTGGTGGACGTCATCGAGACCGGCATGGGCGCCCGCCGGCAGCCGATGATGTGGATGATCACGACGGCCGGCATCAGCACGGCCAACTCCATCGCGCTCGAGTTCCGGAACCACGGCGAGCAGGTGCTGAAGGGCATCCGGGAGGACGACGCCTACTTTCCCCTCATCTACACGCAGGACGACGGGGACGACTGGCTGGATGAGAAGCTCTGGACCAAGAGCAACCCGTCGCTCGGGGTGTCGGTCAACATCGATGAGCTCCGGGACCTGGCGCTGAAGGCGAAAGAAATCCCCGCCGCGCAGAACAACTTCAAGACGAAGCGGCTCAACATCTGGTGCAACTCCAGGAGCAGGTGGGTGCCTGTCGAGCGGTGGGACGCGTGCAAGGAGGAGTTCGACCTAAAGGAGCTCCAAGGGAAAGAGTGTTACGCTGGCCTCGACCTGTCCACCACCACCGACCTGTCTGCGCTGGTGCTCGTGTTCCCGTGGGCGGACGACCGCTACCGGGTGTTGCCGTTCTTCTGGGTGCCGGCGGAGAATGCCGACCTCCGGGCCCGGCGGGACCGCGTCCCGTACCCGCAGTGGATCCGGGAGGGGTACATCACGGCGACGCCGGGGAACGTCATTGACTACGGATTCATCCGGAAGGCCATCACCGGCCTGGCCGACGTGTACAGGCTGAAGGAGCTGGCGGCCGACCCGTGGAACGCGACTCAAATTTTGCAACAGCTTCAGGAGGAGGACGGCATCAAGGTGGTCGAGATGCGGCAAGGGTTCGCCTCGATGTCGGCCCCGATGAAGCAGCTGGAGACGCTCGTGATGAGCCAAAAGCTCCGGCACGACGGGAACCCGGTCATGCGCTGGATGTGGGACAACGTGAGCGTGAAAATGGACCCGGCTGGGAACGTGAAGCCCGACAAGGAGAAGTCCGCCGAACGCATCGACGGGGTCGTGTCGCTGGTCATGGGGGTGGGGCGGGCGGCCCTCCGGAAAGAGGTCGTCAACCCGTACGAGACGGGCGGCCTGTTCGCCGTCTAGGTCGTGGCTATCCCCTGGCGGCCGTTTGGGGCAGTATGGGCCTGACACGTCAATGATTTGCGTCACCGGATGAAGATCTTCGGGATCCCGATTCCATTCACCAGGCGGAGTGCGACCGCGCCGATCCCGCACGACCGGTACTTCGCCGTTGGCCCGTGGGGCTATCTCGACAGCTCCCGAATCAGCCCCGATACGGCGATTCGGTTCACGGCGGTCCTGTCGGCCGTTAAGGTCATCTCGGAGACGCTCGCCGCGCTCCCGGTCATGGTGTACCGGCGGCGGCCCGACGGCGGAAAGGACCGGGCGACGAAGCACCCGCTCTACAAACTCCTCCGCCAGCGGCCCAACTCGCTCAAGACGTCCAGCTTCGAGTTCCGCGAGATGCTCACGGCGCACGTGCTGCTGTGGGGGAACGGGTACGCGCAAATCCTCCGGAACAGTTTGGACGAGCCGGTCGAGCTCCGGCCGATGCACCCGAGCCGGGTGACGCCGAAAGTCGAGAACGAGCGGCTGGTGTACGTCCTCCGGATGCCGGACGGCGGCGAGCAGAAGCTCTCCGCCGAGCAGGTGTTGCACATCCGCGGCTACCGAGACTCCGGGAACGAGGGCCTTTCGGTGGTGGCGGCCGCCGAGAAGGCGATCCGGGCCGGGCTGAGCTTGGAGGACTTCGGCATGAACTTCTTCGAGGGCGGGGCGTTCCCGAGCGGCGTGCTCGAGTACGAGCAAGGGACGATGAGCCAGCAGGCCAAGGACAACCTCCGGGAGAGCTGGCAGAAGATCCACGGCGGGGCCAACCGCGGGAAGCAGATCGCGGTCCTGGAGGCGGGGCTCAAGTGGAAGCAGATGATGATCCCGCAGACGGACGCGCAGTTCTTGGAGCAGCGGAAGTTCCAGATCTCCGAGATTGCCCGCATCTTCCGGGTGCCGCCGCACATGCTGGCCGACCTAGACCGGGCGACGTTCAGCAACATCGAACAACAGTCCTTGGAGTTCATCACCTACACCATGCTGCCGTGGTTCCGGCGGTGGGAGGAGGCCCTTGGCCGCGACCTGATCGACGCCGACGAGGCCGATGACGTGTTCGTCGAGTTCATCCCGGACGCGCTGCTCCGGGGCGACACACTGACCAGAGCCACGGCGTACCGCACCCAGATCGAGTGCGGCATCCTGTCCCGGAACGAGGCCCGGCTGATGGAGAACCGGAACCCGTACGACGGCGGCGACGAGTTTCTGACGCCGCTCAACATGGCCGGCCCGAACGGGCAGAAGGATGACGCTCAAGGGGAGCCGGAGGAAGAGCGGGAGGAAGAGCGGGAGGAAGAGGCTCAGGCGCCCGAGCCGCAGAAGGGGCCGAGGGTCACTGACGACGCGGTGAAGGCGGCGTTCCGCGGGTTGTTCCGCGCCACGTGGGAGAAGATCGCCCGGAAGGAGGTGAACGCGGTGAAGGCCGCGGCCCGGAAGAAGTCGGCGGACGAGTTCGGCGACTGGCGGGCGGAGTTCCTCGACGAGCTGCACGACTTCGCGAAAACCTGCCTGCGTGAGCCGCTTCATTCGTACGCCTTCATCCGCGGCGATGCGGACGCGACCGAGGCGCTCGTCCGGCATACACAAGCGTACCGCGAGGAGGTGTGTGCCGCCGTGCAAGAGTGCTTCGACAACCCGGCTGCGGGCTACACCCGCTCGGCGGACAAAGTTGCCGCCTATTGGACGGAGCGGCTCCTGGGGTACAGTGGGGAGGAGTATGGAACAACAGCCTGAGATCATCGCCGTCCCGCACTTCGGTCGAGTTCACGATTACGTCGGGGCGTGGGCGATCGAGCCCGTCTCGGCGAACGCGCTCCTGGCGATGGTCCGGTCGACCGACCTGGTCGCGCACGTGGCCGACTCGAAGGAGAGGGCGCTCGAGATGCGGTCGGCCATGACCGTTCAGCCGGACGGCCGGGGCAAGGCGTTCGCCATGGTGGGGATCTCCGGCGTCATGATGAAGCACGCGAGCTCCTTCGGCGGCTCGGGCACGGTCCAGATCCGGCGGGACATCCGGAACGCCGCGGGCAACGACGACATTTCGGCCATTCTGTTGAACATCGACAGCCCGGGCGGGACCGTCGCGGGAACAGCCGACCTGGCGGACGAGGTGCGGGCCGCGACCAAGAAGAAGCCGGTGTACGCGTTCGTCTCCGACCTGTGCGCCTCGGCGGCGTACTGGGTGGCGAGCCAATGCGACGCGATCTTCGCCAACAACGCCACCGCCCTCATCGGGTCGATCGGCACCGTCATGACCATGTACGACATGAGCAAGGCGGCGGCCGACGCCGGGATCGAGACGCTGGTGTTCGCCACCGGCCCGTTGAAGGGTGCGGGGACGCAAGGGGCGGTCGTGACCGAGGAACAGCGGGCCTACTTCCAGACGCTCATCGAGGACTCGCAGAAGAGCTTCGACGCGGCCGTCAGGAAGGGCCGGAGCCTCACCGACCTGCAGCTCAAGAGCGTGCGGTCCGGCGGCGTGTTCGGCGCCGAGGACGCCCAGGAGCGGAAGCTCATCGACGGCATCCAGTCTTTGGAGGCTACCGTCGACGCGCTTGTGAAGGCGGCGCACGCCCGGGGCCGGAGGGCCGAGGGCGAGGTGGCGATTCGAGCTAAGGAGGAGCAAGAGCAACCGGCCGCCACCTCCGCGGAGCCGTACCTACTCAAAGTTCGGATCTTGCGAGCCGCGTCATAGTCTGTCACTTTCATTGCAGGTGCGGGGGCTCCGTCGGTTCCGTCGAACACGACTCCCCTGCTCGTAACTCACCAGCGGCCCGTCGGCCGTCTCACGTTACCCAACGCAACACCACCGCTGTATCAACACATCCCTCCCCCTCGGGAGGGGAGGTCAACGCCTAGCGTGTATTTGAATGAGGAATTGTGAGTCTTGTTAAGGATCTGAAGAAGCAAAAGGCCGCGGCTATCGACGAGCTGAACGCGCTCGCGGACGTCGCGAGGAGGGAGAACCGCGGACTGTCGGCCGAAGAGGCCGCCAAGTTCGACGAGGTCGAGGCGAAGATCGCCGGGCTGAACGCCTCCATCGAGCGGGCCGAGAGGCTCGACAGGCTGAACGAGGAGCGGGGCACCGCCGTCGCGTCGGCCGTAGACATCCAGGTCGTCCGGAACGAGTACGAGGACGAGCACGGCAACCCGAAGGTGTGGAGCTCCTTCGGCGAGCAGATGCAAGCCATCATCCACGTCGAGAAGAACCCGCACGGGTCCAAGAGCCGCGAGCTTCGCCAGAAGATCGACCTGACCAACCAGATGATGAGTGCCGCAACCGGCATGAACGAGTCGGTCGGGGCGGACGGCGGGGTGTTCGTCCAGAAGGACTTCGCGTCCGAGATCGTGGACAACGGGTACCAGGAGGCGCCGTTCGCCAGCCAGGTCCGCCGGCTCCCGCTCTCGACCGGCGCCAACGGCATCAAGGTGCCGTACGTGGACGAGACGTCCCGGGCGGACGGCTCCCGGCACGGCGGGATCCAGATGTACTGGGAGGGCGAGGCCGACGAGATCACGGCGACCAAGCCGAAGTTCGGGCTCATGGAGCTCAACACGAAGAAGATCGTGGGCGCGGCGTACCTGACCGAGGAGATCATCGCGGACGCGGCGTTCCTCGGGGCGTGGGTGAGCGAGGCGTTCAGCCAGGAGCTGGCGTTCAAGCTGGACGACGCGTTCATCAACGGGAACGGCGCGGGCAAGCCGCTCGGCATCTTGCAGAACGGCGCGAAGATCGAGCAGGCCAAGGAGACGGGCCAGGCCAACGGCACCGTCGTGGCGAACAACCTGACGAAGATGTTCTCGCGGCTGATCAAGCGGAACCGCGCGTCGGCGATCTGGCTGTACAACCAGGGGTGCGAGGGCCAACTGTTGGGGCTGTCGTTCACCTACGGGTCGAACAGCTACCCGGCGCTCCTGCTCGGCGGGACGACCGGCGACATCCGCGAGGAGATCGCGACGGACCGCATCCTCGGCCGCAAGGCGTACGCGAGCGAGCACTGCGCGGCGCTCGGCGACGCCGGCGACGTGATCTTCACCGACCCCAAGTCGTACATCGCGGTCGACAAGGGCGGGCCGAAGCAGGCGGTGTCGGTCCACGTGCGGTTCCTCCAGGACGAGCAGGTGTTGAAGTTCACCTACCGCGTGGACGGGCAACCGGCGCGTCGCTCGGCACTCACCCCGTTCAAGGGTAGCGCGACGCTTAGTACGACGGTCGTGATCCAGCAGCGGTAGTAGACGGCGCGGGGGCGGAGCTTCCGCCCCCGCAACATGAACAGAAAGGAGACTTTTTAGAGGACATTATGCTCAGTGAATTTGTAGCCAAGCCCATCAAGGCCCTCGCCCCGGCGGCGGACCGCTGGAACACGAACCCGGTGACCGACAGCATCTCGCTGGCGAACCACAACAGGCTCACCTTCCTGGTGTACCAGTCGGGCGGCACGACCGGGAACGCCACCCTGACGGTCTTGGCGTCGAGCGACAGCGCCCAGACCGGCGCCGAGGCCATCCCGTTCCGCTACCGGAAGATGACCACCGGCGCGAGCGACGTCATGGGCAACGTGATCAACGCCACAGCGTCCGGGTTCACCACCACGGCGAACGAGGACAGCATCTACGAGATCGAGGTGCTGTCGTCCGACCTGCCGCAGTCCAAGCCGTGGGTGCACATGCTCTGCACGGAGGCGACGGACAACCCGGTCAACGGGTGCGTGATCGCGCTCCTGTCCGAGCCGCGCTACGGCGGGCTGACACAGCCGGTTGCGATCTAAGCACTAACTCCCCCGGGCGGTAACGCCGCCCGGGGCATTTCACCCGAGGCCCATGCCGTGGACCGAGACAGCGGCGCCGTCGGCGCTCGCCATCAATCTTGAAGACCTGAAGAGTCACCTCCGAGTCACCAGCAACGACGAGGACGGGCTCCTGTCGATCTACGCCAAGGCGGCGGCCCAACTGTTCGAGACGAACACCCGGCGGCGGCTCATCTCCCGCACGTTTCGGTGGGAGCAACCGGATTTTCCGACGGACTGCCACGGCATCGAACTGCCGTTCGCCCCGGTCTCGGCCGTATCGAGCGTGCAGTACTACGACACCGCCGGGACGCTCACCACGTGGGGCGCGAGTAACTACTACCTCGACACCGTGAGCCTGCCCCCGCGTGTCACCCTGAGACCGAACAAGACCTACCCGACGGTGCAGCACGACCGCCCGAACGGGGTGCAGGTGAACTTCACGGCCGGGTACGGGGCGAACTACCAGTCCGTGCCGGAGGGCATCCAGTGGGCGGTGATGCTGCTCGCCGGGCACATGTGGACCACGAGGGCGCCAGTGGCATCGACCACGATGTCTGACGTGCCGAAAACGCTCGGCTACGCCATCGACGCCTACAAGATCTGGGGGGCCTGATGGCGGGCGACCCCGGGAAGAAGAACCGCAAGGTCACGATCAAGCGGAAGGTGCTGACCAACACGAACGGGAACGTTGTGGAGACATATTCAACCGTCGCCCAGGTGTGGGCCGACTTCCGCCCGCTGCGGATGGACGAGCGGTTCACGAGCGACGCCAAGCACTCGGTCCGGGCCGGGAGCTTCCGCATTTACTGGAGGGACGACCTCGAGCCGACGATGGTGATCGAGTGGGACGGCCGCACCTGGAACATCATCGGCATCGCGGAAGTGGGCTACCAGGACGAGTTAGATATCACGGCGGAGGCCGTTTACTGATGGCGGACAACCAGTTCGTAAAAGGAGCCGACGAGCTGATCGCGGCCCTGAAGGATATTCCGCTCGAGCTGTCGAAGGGCGAGCTGCGGGCCGGTCTCACCAAGGGGGCGCAGTTCTTTCGCGACCGCCTCAGGGAGTCGGCCCCGGTGACCGACAACGTCCCGCCCCGGGGCGGGCGGTTCAAGGACATGAAGCCCGGGCACCTCCGCCGGAGTTTCAAGGCGAAGGCCCGTCGGGGCACCCGGACGGAGGCCGCGGCCGGCGTGACCGGCTCGTTTGTCGCCAGGTGGGTGGAGTTCGGCCACACCTTGAAGAGCCACGGCAAAAAGTCCCAGCGGCAGGTGATCGGGCACGTCCCGGCGAACCCGTTCATCCGCACCGCGTTCGAGGCGAACAAGGAGCAGATCATGCAGGCGATCCGGATGGGGATCATCGGCTACCTGTCCCGCCGGTTCGCGCGGATGCGGCAGCACCGGCCGAGGGTGTAGGAGGAACGTGGCGACGGTCGAGGACTTCATTTACAACCGGCTCACGAGCGCACCCGCCATCTCGGCGCTCGTTGGCACCCGCGTCTACCGCGTGAAGATGCCGGACAACCCGACGCTCCCGGCGATCACGTTCCAGACGCTTTCCGGCTCCGGGGTCGAGAGCTTCGACGGCGACAGCGGCCTATACATGCCGGTGGTCGGCATCGACTGCTGGGCCAGGACCGCGGGCGCCGCTCAAGACCTCGCGGCGAAGGTGCGGGCGGCGCTGCTCGGTTACTCCGGGCACTACCAGGACCGCCGCATCCAGAAGGTGTTGGACTGGAGCCACCTCGACCTGTACGACAGCGACACGGACATATTCCACGTATCGTGCAGCGCGAGAGTTTGGTATTCGTAGCGTGATTATAATTATTTCGTTTCCCAGAGGGATATGACGACGAGCGCGAGCGCAGGATCGGGGTGCATTCTTCGGATGAGTAACGGGGACAGCGCGATCACGGCTGTCCGGGCGTCGCGTACGATGGGGTCGGGCTCTTCCGGCATCATCGTGTCGTGGGACACTCCGGGCACGGGCGGCAACTCGAAGACCGCCGCCATCGTCGTGAGCGGCAACAACACGCCCCTCTCGGTCACGGTCACCACCTCGGCGGTCACCATCAACTCGGCGACGGACGGCAGCGGCGCGGCCACCTCCACGGTTCTCAAAATTCTCGAAACCCTGTACGCCAACGAGACGTTCCGCGCCAACTGGCGGGCTCGCCCGGTCACGGACGGCACGGGCGTGGTCGCGGCTGCCTCGTCCGCGGCACTCAGCGGCGGCGTGAACGGCGAGACGTTCACCGCGTTCCCCGAGGTGAAGGGCGTGCGGGGGCCGAACTTCCAGGCGAACGTCATCGACGTGACCAGCTTCGACTCGAACCGCACGCGCGAATTCATCAACGGGCTGACCGACCCCGGCCAGCTCACGTTCATGTGCAACTACGTGCCGAACGCGTGGGAGGCCGACCAGCAGAAGATCTTCCCGCTCATTACCGCCGGCATCCGCCGGACGTTCGAGCTGCAGATGAACGACCAGTACAAGACGTGCATCAGCATCAAGGGCATCCCGACGGGCGCCGAGATCGCGGCCGAACTCGAACAGGCGCTGTCGCTCAACGTCACGGTGAAGCTGACCGGCGCGGCCACCTGGTACTAGGAGGGGTATGGAACACGCGGACAAGGTTTCCCCCGACGGGATTTTCGTCGAGGTGTTCGGGGAGCGGAAAGAGCTGAAGCCCAACATGGGCACGTTCCTCCGGTTCCAGCAGAAGAGCGGGCTGAACCCGTTCGACGTCCGCATCTGGGCTCGCCCCAGCCCGCTCGACATCGTCACCCTCATCTGGGCGGGCATCGGCGGCGAGGCGTGCGGACGCACGGTCGAGGAGGTGGCGGATGGGCTCTCCTTCGAGAGCATCGAAGGCTTCAACGAGACGCTGAACAAGTTCTTTAAGAAGGGCGAGGTTCCGGAACCCCCAAAAAGCGACGCCGCCGCCGAGTAGGCGGCGGCGGGCCGGAACCCGAAGAGCGGCAGCAGTCATGGTTGGATTGGTGGGCGATAGCGGTGTACGACTTCGGGCTGACCGACGAGCAATTCCTGGAACTGACGCCGGCGAAGTTCAACGCCCTGTCCCGCCGGGCTGACGCCGAGGCCGAGCGGGCCGACCAGCACACCGCCCGCGTCTGCTGGGCCGCGATGACGGCCGCCGGGGCGAAGAAGAAGGACGGCTCCCCCATCACCGTCCAAGATCTCATGGTCACCTACGAGGAGGACGAGCCGGAACCGACCGAGGCGTCCAACAAGATCAAGAACACGATGGTGAGCCTGTTCGGCCTGCCTGCTCACATGCAGTGGACGCGGCATGGCGGATAAAGCCCTTTACAACCTTTTGATCGACCTGCGGGCTGATGTCGCGAACCTGCAGAGCGACATGAACAAGGCCACGAAGGTGGTCGAAGGGGCCACCGGGAAGATGCAGGCGGTGGTTCGCGGCTTCTTCGAGGGGCTCGGGCAATCCCTGTCCCGCGGGCTCGTGTCCGCCCTCACGAACCCCATCCAGTCTATCAAGTCGCTCGACGCCGCGCTCGGCAAGCTGGCCGACGCCGGCGACAAGGCGAGCGCCGTCCTCGACAACTTCCGCCAGCTCGGCGGCAGCACGGACGCCATCACCGCCGCCAAGCGGGCGGTGCTCGGGGCGGTTGACTCGTTCGACCTGATGCGGGCGGCGAACGAGGGGCTCATTCGGGGCATCCCGAAGCTGAACCAGAACTTCGCCCAGCTCGCCGAGTTCGCCAAGCGGTTCGCCGACGCGACCGGCGGCGAGACCGTCCCCGTCCTGAACGAGCTCATCACCGCGCTGTCGACGGGCGCCCCGAAGGCGCTCAAGGCTTTCGGGTTTGAGCTGCAGGAAGGTGCGACGCGAGCCCAGAATCAGGCGGCCGCGCTGGCGCAGCTTAGCACGCGCATGTCCGAACTCGCCCCACTCGGCGAGTCCGTCTCGCAGGGCCAGGAGCGGCTCGGCATCGCGATGGGGGAGGCGTTCAAGCAGATCGGCATCGGGGTTAACGAGAGCGAGGAGCTCGCCCGGGTGTACAACACGCTTGCCGACGCGGTTGAGCGCATCGACTGGGTAAAAGTGGGTGACGACATTGCTTCCCTCGTGGGGTCTATCACGAGCCTCCTGCCGTCGATTCAGACCCTCACGGGTGAACTTGGCCTGTTGGCGCTGGGGTTCGAGAAGATCGCCGGGTCGAGTGCCCGCTCCAAGATATACGAACTTGAAAGGGAGGCCGGACGGCTAAAGGAGCAACTCGCGAACCAGCAGTCTACGGCCGCGTCCGGCTCGGGCGGGTTCGGCGGCATCGTCGGCGGCTGGTTCGAGGCGAACGCCGGGGCGAACGCGGCGGCCATCGAGCGTACACAGCGCCAGCTCGACACCGTCCTCGCCACCATCGAGCGGATCAAGGGCGAGGCCAGAGGGTCAATCCTCGGCGAGAGTCAGAACCTCCCCGACCCGCGCGGCCAGGGCATGGTGTTTCGCAATGGGCAGTGGACGAACCGGGATTACATCCCGACTGGCGGCGGCAGCCGTGGTGGCTCTGACATTGTCAAGCGGAAGAAGGAAGAAGACGAACTTCAGAAGAAGCGGTTAGAGAACGAGTTCAAGCTCTCGGAGGAGCGATCGAAGCAAGCCGCCGCCCTCCTCGAAGCCCAGTACGAGGCCCAGCAGCGGCAGATCCAGGACGCCACGTCGCAATGGTCGGACGCGCTGAACGTCGCCTTCGCCGAGCTCGGGGTGGACCCTCGAATCGGTCAACAGATGGCCGACCTCGGCGGGCAGATCGTAGCCGGCCTCTTCTCCGACCTGACGGAACGGCAGGACGGGTTTTTCGGGCTCGGCCAGACCATCGGTCAAGGGTTCGCCGCCATCGTCACCTCCATCTTTGGCAACGACAGCGCGGGCGGGTCCGGCGGGTCCGGCGGGGGGTCTTGGCTCGACAGCATCGGCGGACTGTTCGGCGGCTCGGGCATGACCACCCAGGAAGCGCACGCGGCGGGCATCCAGGGGCCGGGCGCCGCTGACGGCAGCTTCAACGGCAGGTCTACCACCACCAACTATGCCGGGTACGTCCAGGCCGGGGTGGGCCTTTACAAGGACTGGCGGAACCGCGACGCCATCGACAAGGAGCACCAAGACAATCGGGGGACCGGGGCGGCGGTCGGTGGCACCATCGGCACCGCCATCGGGGCCATCTTCGGCATGCCCGAAGTCGGTCAGGCGATCGGTTCCGCCCTCGGCAGATTCGTGGGCCGGTTCTTCGGCTGGGGCTCACAGGACGCCGACACCCAGGCCCGGCACGTGTTCGCCAACTGGCTCGAGGAGAAGCTCGAATCGGTCGGGGGCAGCCCCGTGTACTCGAACGGCAGGTTCCGCAACCTCACGAACTTCGTCGAGGGGTCACGCAACCGGTTCAACACGCCGGGCTGGGCGGACGAGTTCAACAAGAACCCGAACGCCTCCGTGTTCAGCGGCTTGGGCGAGGGCTTCAAGGAGCTGCTCGGCATTTCCGAGGACGTGGGCTCGCAGCTCGGCGTCCTCCTGTTCGAGAACATGGAGGGGAACGTCAACAACCTCCGCATGCTGATGAAGCGGCTCGGGTTGACGTTCGAGGACGTCGAGAAGGCGCTCGTCGAGATGGGCCTCCGGGGAGAAAAGACGTGGCTCGAGATCGAGGTGGCGCTCCAGGGCGCGGGCGAGGCGTTCAAGGACGGGCTCGTCGAGATCGGGAACTACGCCGGCGCCATGCAGATGTTGTTGGACTCCGGCGCGAAGGGCTTCGAGGCCGTGCAGTCAGTCCGCAACATCGCCATCGAAGCGAAAGAAGCGGGCATCCAGAATTTCGAGCAGCTCAGGGAGCACCTCCTCAAAACCTTTGACCCGGCGGTCGTGGACGCCTTCTTCGCGTCGCTCCAGCGGCGGAACGTCGACAACATGGAGGAACTCGCCAGTCTGTCCGACCGAGACGCCGGCGGGGTCGTTGCCGACATGCAGGCGGCGGGCGTGCAGTTCAAGGAGACGGGCGAGGGCATCGAGGGCGCCGCCGAGTCGGTCGAGCAGAGCATCAAGGAGGCGACGAGCGCCATCCGCGAGCTCGCCGGGTCCGTCCGCGGGATCAAGTACCCAAAACCGGAGGAGGATCCGCCGCCCGAGAAGCCGAAGGTGGCGCTTGCCGCCGGCGGCGTCATCACCGGCCCGACCCGCGCCCTCATGGGCGAGAACGGACCGGAGGCCGTGCTACCGCTCACCCGCAAGAACGGGCGGCTCGGGGTGTCGCTGAACGGCATCCAGGGCGGATGGGGGAACGGCTCCGGCATGGTGGTGCACGTCGACGCGAGGGGTGCGGCCCCGGGCGTCGAGAATCGCGTCATGGCGGCGATGCGGGAGATGGAGGCCCGGATCAAGGACAGCGTCTATCGGTCCATGTCGCACGGGCGGGGGAGGTACACGTAGATGGCCATCACCTACCCGCTCACGCTGCCGACGAGTGTCGGCCTGACCCGGTTCAAACCGGTCGACGTGCACGCCACCGCCACCGAGACCAGCCCGTGGACGCTCGCCGAACTGGTCCAGGAGCACCCGGGAAAGCTCATGCTGGTCGAGTGTACGGTGGCCATGGCCGCCCGCGAGAACGCCGCCCCGTGGGTCGCGTTCAAGTCTAAGCTCAAGGGGCCGAAGGGCACTTTCCTGATGGGCGATCCGAGTGCCAGGACGCCGCGAGGGGTCGCCACGGGCACCCCGCAGGTGAACGGCTCCGTCGCAACCTTGGCGGAGGAGATCACCACCAAGGGGTGGACGCCGAGCACCACGAACATCCTGAAAGAGGGGGACTGGATCCAGATCGGAAACCGCCTCTACCGGGTGTTGCAGAACGTGAACTCGAACGGGTCCGGAAACTGTACCGTCGACGTGTTCCCGCCGGTCCGGGAGGCCCTCGCGAACAACACCACCATCGTCACCACGAACACGGTCGGGCTGTTCCGCCTGACGTCCGCCGAGCAGGTGCCGTACGAGGTGACGGCTGACGGGGTGTACGCGATCGATTTCGTGGCGAAGGAGGCCCTCTAGCGTGGCCCGGAACCTCACCGCCGGTTGGATCGCGGAGGCGACGGCGGCCACGAGGCGGCCCGTCGTGTTCTTCGAGGGCGTGTTCTCGTCCGGCACGCTCCGCCTGTGGAACGGCTACGGGGACATCTCGTGGGGCGGGTTCACGTGGCAGGGGAACGGCTGGTTCCAGGCCCCGGACGGGATGGAGGAGACCGTCGAACTCGAAGCCACCGACATGTCGATCGTCCTGTCCGGCATCCCCGATGCGATGCTCGCGCTCGTCCTCGGCGACCAACAGCAGGGGGCGCTCGGGACGCTCTGGTTCGGGTTCCTGAACGCCTCCGGCGGCGTGGTGTCCGACGCATACCCGGCGTGGAGCGGGTACTTCAGCCACGCCGAGGTCGACTACGGGGCCGCCGCCGCGAGCGTCGAACTCTTCTACGACAGCCCGCTCGTCGACCTGGAGCGGCCCCGAGAGGGCCGGTGGACCGACCAATCGCAGCGGCAACTCTTCCCCGGCGACACCGGCTTTCGGTACGTGGTGGCGGCGGCGAACTGGTCCGGCACGTGGGGTCAGGGCAAGAAGAAACCCGACCGGAAGCGTCCGCCCAAGGGGTCGCGGAGGAAGCGGTGAGGGGGTCTCGGTACTGGATCAATCAGGGCCCGATCACGAAGGACGAGGTCCGGCGGGCGCAGGAGTTCTTCAAGAAGAAGGGCAAGCCCTTCGACCGCAACAGCGAGGCGTTCCGGAACTTCGTGTCGCGGCTCCGGAAGCGGCGCGAGATCAACCGCTACCTGAAGGGGAAGGAGCCGTCGGCGGCCGACCCGTCCGCGCCGTGGCAGGTCATCTACGGCGATCGGGTTGTCGGCGGGGCCATCACCTTCATCCATTCGAGCGGTCCGAGCGCGAATGACCCGGACAAGTACCTCCACGTCATCATCACGCTCGCCTGCCACGAGATCAACCTCATCAAGGCCGTCTACTTCGACGGCTACCAGCTCTCGTGGGACACGGACCTGCTCACCCGCCCGACCGGCCAGGTGAACGCGCAGGGCATTTTCGACGGGCTGGTCATCATGCAGATCAACTACGGGTCGGACGGGCAGTCAGCACTCTCGGTCCCGGTCGGCCAGACCACCGGGCACAACCCGGTCGGGGCCAAGTGGACGAGCACCGACCGCCAGCGGGGGCACGCGCACGTCTACCTCCGGCTCACCAACAACGAGAACGTGTTCAAGAACGGGACGCCGGAGATCACCTTCGCCGTGTCGGGCAAGTACAACGTGGTCGACCCGCGGACGGGCACGAACGCGCCGGGGGCGGCGAACGCCGCGATGGTGCTGTACGACTACATGACCAACACCCGGTTCGGGCTCGGGCTGCCGAGCTCGGCGTTTAATACCTCGCGCCTCCACCAAGCGATCGACGACTGCGAGAACCTGATCCCTCTGGCCGGGGGCGGGAACGAGTACCGCTACCTCGTCGACTGCCTCATCACCACGGACGAGTCGCCCGGCGCCGTCATCGAGCAGATCCTCGCCTCCATGTGCGGGCACATGGTGTACAGCGAGGGCAAGTGGAGCATCTACGCCGGAAAGCCCCGCACCCCGGTCATGACGATCGACGAGGACATGATCCTGTCGAACGTCCGGCTGCTGACCAAGACGCCGCGGATCGACAACTTCAACACGGTCCGGGCGACCTACGTCTCTGACGCGAACGGGTACGAGGAGACCGACGCGCCCGAGGTGCGGAACACGGCCTACATCGCGGAGGACAGCGGCGTCGTGGTGCCGGAGGACCTCACCTACCAGTACGTCACGTCAGGCAGCCGCGTGCAGCGGCTCATGAAGATCGAGCTGAACGAGGCCCGACAGGGGCGGTTCGTCGAGTTCACGGCCCGGCTTGCGGCGTACCGGATCGAGGCGGGGGAGTGGTTCCAAATGGACTTCGAGCGGTTCGGGTGGACGGGGCAGACGTTCCGCCTGGTCAGAACCCGGCTCCAGTCGGAGGCGTCGGACGACGGCCCGCCCTTGTGGACGGTGAAGATCACGGCGAAGGCGGTCGAGAACGCGACGTTCGACTGGCTCGCGGAGGAGTCGCCCGCCGACCAGTACCCGGACACGAACCTGCCGAACCCGTTCGTGGTGCAGCCGCCGAGCGCGGTGACGCTCGCCTCGGGAACGGACCACCTCTACGTGAGGGCCGACGGCACGGTCTTCTCCCGGCTCCACGTGTCGTGGACGGCGGCCCCGGACTCGTTCGTGCTCAACGGCGGCTACTACGAGGTGCAGTACTTCGCGGCCGAGGTCATGACCGACTGGCTGCCGTTCACCGACGTGCCGGGGAGTAGCACCAGCCTCTACATCCTCGACGTGCTCGACGAGGTCGGTTACCAGGTGCGGGTCCGGAGCGTCAACGGGCTCGGGGCCAGGAGCGCGTGGGCTACGTCGGGCGTTCACGTCGTCGTCGGCAAGACTGCGGCACCGTCCGACGTCCCGTCGTTCTCGGTGGTCGTCGAGGGCTTCGGGCTCAAGTTCTCCTGGCTCCCGGTTACCGACCCGGACGTGCGGGAGTATGAGATCCGCTACGGCCCCGCGTCCCAGGCGTGGGCCAACGCGGCCGTGCTCGCGCGGGTGCGGGCCGACCGATACTTCGCCGAGAAGCTCGCCGCCGGTGCCTTCCGTTTCCGGATCAAGGCGGTCGACACGAGCGGCAACTACTCGACGAACGAGGCGACCGCCGACCTCACGGTGTCGGCCCCGAGCGTTCCGCGTAACGTCTCGGTCAGCCAGATCGACAACAACGTCCTCATCCGCTGGGACCCGCCCGCCACGACGGTATTTCCGATCGCGTACTACAAGGTGAACCGCCAGACCGCGACGACCCTGACCGAGGTCGGCCGGGTGTCGGGGACGTTCTCGACTTACGTAGAGCTTCTGAACGGGAGCTACATCTACCGGGTGAACGCCGTGGACGTGGCCGGGAACGAGAGCGAGGCCGGGATCGTGTACGCGAACGTCTACTCCCCGCCCGACTTCGTACTCCGGTCGACCGCGTCCGGGGACCTATCGACCGCGACACTCACTAACGCCGCTTACGAGGCGTCGAACTTCTCGATCGAGGCGAGCGCCAACACGGAAGAGACGTGGGAGGACCACTTCCTCAACAACGGGTTCGAGACGTTCCAGGACTTCATCGACGACGGGTATACGTACTACTTGGAACCGCTCACCGGGACGACCGGCACCGAGACCTTCACCACCACCGAGCCGTCGGTGTGGATGCCGTTCGACACCGCCCAGACGTGGGAGAGCCACTTCACGTCGATGGGGTTCGCCACCTTCCAGGACTTCATCGACGCCGGGTACACGTACTACCTCCAGCCGAACGGGCTCCTGTCCGGCACCGTCGAGGTGGTGGTCGACATGGCCGAGGTGCTCCCGCAGACGATCGTCAACTTCGACTACGTGGCGTTCGGGAGCGGCATCCAGCCGGTGCCGACCGTCGCCTGGCGGGAGACGCCCAGCGACCCGTGGACGAGCGGGCAGGAGGGCGAGCGGCGGGTGACGCCGTCGAGCTACCGGTACCTGAAGCTCACCCTCGCCTACGAGCCGCTCACCGAGCTCGACTGGTGCGTGGTCACCGACGTGACCGTGAACGTGCAGGTGAAAGAGATCACCGACTCGGGCACCGTGGCGGTAAATGCCGGCGACGTGGGCGGGACGACGGTCACGTTTAACAAGCAGTTCCTCGACGTGAGTTCCATCGTGTGCACCCCTCAAGGCACGACCGAGCTTCGATGGGTGCGGGATTTTACGGACACGGTTAACCCGACCAATTTCAAGATCCTGCTGTTCAACTCGTCCGGGGCGCGGGCGAGCGGCACGGTTTCGTGGACTGCGCGGGGAGTGCAGGCGGTGTTATAAGCAAGGAGGCATATGTCGGACTTTAACCAACCCACCAACACGTCTACCTATTCGGGGATCTGGGCGATCGTGCGTGCCATGTTCGCGGCGCTCGCCAAGTGGGACTACACCGGGGTCTCGAACGTCCCGTCGAGCGCCAAGCGGTACGACTCGAGCACGGGCAAGTTCCAGTCGTGGAACGGCTCGTCGTGGGTGGACATGAGCGTCCACTTCGGGAACGCGGTCGGCATCGGCACCACAAGCCCGAACACCCGGCTCGAGGTCGCCAACGACACCGACGGCCAGACGGCTACCCGCACCCGGAACGGCAGCACGGGTACGTCCGCCACGGCGGTGCTCCAGCTCGGGAACAACGAGAACGCGGCCGCGGCTGGGATCACCCTGTACGGCACGAACAACACGTCCGGCGGGAACGCGGGCGGGCTGTCGATCGTGGTCGGCACCACCAAGGCGCTGGCGTTCGGCGTGGCCGGGGCCGAGAAGATGCGGCTCGACTCGAACGGTCGATTCCTCGTCGGGAAAACTGCGGTCGCCTCGGGCAACCCGGGCATCCACATGGACACGACGAGTGCCCACGTGCCGATCTCGATGAATAAGACGGCGAGCGGCAGCGTGAACGCCTTCATCTGCTCCCACAACGGAACGGCCGTCGGCGGCATCGACTTCAACAACACATCCACGTCGTTCCAGACCAGTTCCGATTACCGGCTCAAGGAGAACGTCGAGCCGCTCGCGGGCCCTTGGGTCCGGGAGCGGTTCCGCCAACTCAAGCCGAAGCGGTTCAATTTCATCGCCGACCCAGAAAAGAAAGTCGACGGGTTCATCGCTCATGAGGTGCAGGAGGTCGTCCCCAACGCCGTGTTCGGGGAGAAGGACGGGGAGCGGATGCAGTCCCTCGACCACTCGAAGCTGGTCCCGCTCCTCACCGCCGCGCTGTTGGAGGAGATGTCCCGGAACGACACCCTGGAGGCCCGTATCGCCGCCCTGGAGGCCAAGGCGTGAAGACCGTCCGCATCGCCATGAGCGGCCCGGGCGAGGTGGTCGACACCTGCCTCGACGCCTTCGTCCGGCTACACGGCTGGACGGACACCGTGGGGGGCGAGCCGAACCCGGTGAGCCAGGCCGAGAAGGCCCGCCGGGTGCTGTTCGCCTACATCCTCGACTCGGTCAAGTTCTACCAGCGGCAGCAGGCGGAGGCGGCGGCCATCGCGGCGGCGCACGCGGCCGTGGAGCAGCTCGTGCCGCTCACCTCTCTCACGCTCGAAGTCGAGACTGGAGAGTAGCCGGTAGCGCCCTGAGCCCGCCTGCGGCACACTGAACCCAGACTATGGCGGCCGGTGTATACGATTTCACCATTGATAAGGGCGAGAAGTTCACCCGTACCCTCACGTGGCGCGATGAGAACGACAACGCGATCAACCTGACCGGGTGGACCGCCCGGATGCAGATCCGGCGGACGCACTACGACGACCCTCCCCTCGTCGAGCTCACGACCGCGAACGGCCGGATCGCCCTCGGCGGCACGGCCGGCACCATCACCCTGACTATCGCAGCGGACCTCACCACGGCGATCACCGTCTCGTCCGGCGTGTACGACCTGGAACTCGTGAACCCTTCCAGCGAACCCACCCGGCTGCTGAAGGGGACCATCACGTTCACACCCGAGGTGACCCGATGACCACCACAGTCACCGTCACCGAGGTCGTTCAGTCCGTCACGGTCGAGGAGACCGATACCACGGTCGAAATCGTCGAGGAGACCGTTTCGGTCGTCACCGTTGGCACCCAAGGCCCGCAGGGGCCAGCCGGACCGCAAGGGCCGAGCGGGGTGCAGACGGCCACCGGGACGGCGGGTGAAACGCTGTCGGCGCTCCGCATCGTCTACGCTGACCCGGCCACCGGAAAGGTGCGGTACGCGGACAAGGATTCCGTCTCGCACGCGGGGCGAGTTCTCGGCCTCACCCTCGGCGCGGCCGCGCTCGACGCCGACGTCTCGATCCAGACGCTCGGGCCGGTCGAGGACTCGGGGTGGAGTTGGAGCACCGGCAGCGACCCCACCCTGTTCGTGGGCGACAACGGCGCTCTGGTGCAAGGGACGCCCCCCGCCGGCTCGTTCGTGCTCCCGGTCGGGTTCGTCATGTCGGCGACCAAGGCGTTTATCCGGATCGGGACACCAGTTTTCAATTAGCGGAGGACTATGGCGGATAAGTACATCAAATTGAGCAACGGCCAACTGGCCGAACAGGAGGCGAAGGTATCGAGCGCCGGGGCGGGCGACGCGGGGAAGATCGTGGCGCTCGACGGAAGCGGGAGGCTTGACAATTCGGTGATGCCGGTCGGCATCGGTGCCGACACGGCCTCGATCGAGGCGTCGGAGAACCTCTCGGCGGGCGACTTCGTCAACCTCCACGACTCGAGCGGCCCCAAGGTCCGGAAGGCGGACGCGTCGAACGGCCGCCGCGCCGACGGGTTCGTACTCGCCAGCGTCACGTCCGGGCAGAACGCGACCGTCTACTTCGAGGGGTCGAACACCGGGCTCTCCTCGCTCACGGTCGGGGCCACGTACTACCTCTCCGGGTCCTCGCCGGGCGCCGCGACGGCCACGGCGCCGTCCACGTCCGGGCACATCGTCCAGGAGCTCGGCCGGTCCCGAAGCGCGACCGCCATCTCGTTCGAACCGGGCCAGCCGATCACGCTGGCGTAGCCGATGGCCGAGCGCAGGCCGCTGGTCCTGGTCAGCGGCGAGGTCAAAGAGCTGCCGGCCGGGGACACGCTACCCGGTGCGTCGGGTAAGGGGCGGGTGCACGTCATCAAGGCGATGCCGCCGGCGACGGCGTACGCCACCTTCGACTCTCGCGCCGGGGGCTCGACGCCCGCGGAGTCCGTCGAGGTGATCGACTTCGACGCCTCATCGACGGAGTACATGGACTTCCTCTGCCGGCTCGAGAACTACTCGGGCGGTGGTCTCACCTTCACTCTGCCCTGGAGCGCGACCTCGGCGACGTCGGGCGGGGTCCGGTGGGAGGTAGCGATTCGCCGCCTGGAGGACGACGCCGACGACGTCGACACGGCACACACCTACGACTTTAACGGGGTGACCGACACCGCGGCGTCCGCTTCCGGAGAAGTGGTCTACGCCACCGTCACCTTCGCCGACGGGGCCGACATGGACTCCTGGGCGGACGGCGAGCTCGCCATCGTCCGGGTTCGCCGGAAGCACGACCACGCCGGCGACGACATGACCGGCGACGCCGAGCTCTGGTGGATCCGCGGCCAGGAGACGTAGCCGTGGGCGCGCTTCTGGTATCCGCGTCGAGCCAGTACCTCGAGGTCGCCTCGGCCCTCGTGAGCGGCCCGCCGTTCTCGTTCGGGTGCTGGATCCGCCTCACGACGGTCGGCTCGGCGATGACCGTGTTCGCGCTGGCGACGTCCGGAAGCGGCAACCACCACTTCAAGCTCGACGTGTCGGCCGCGAACACCATCCGCTTCCGCGCCCGGGACACGGGCAGTACGGACGCCATCACGTCAGGCACGGTGTCGGCCTCCACCTGGTACTTCATCGGCTGCCGGGCGGTGGCGAACAACGATCGGTCGGTGTTCCTCGGGACTGCGAAGACGAACAGCACCGGCACACGGAACCCGACCGGGATGAACCGCACGTCGCTCGGCCGGAGCGCGGAGTCGAGCGGCACGGCGTACATGAATGGCACCATCGCATACCCGGGCCTCTGGGACGTCGCCCTGTCCGACTCCGACTTCGCCCAGCTCGCGCGCGGCACGCACCCGCTCCGCGTCCGGCCGGATGGGCTGGTTGAGATGTGGCCGCTGCTCGGGGTCTCGCCCGAGATCGGCATCGTCGGCCGGAACGAGCTTTCGGTGACCGGGGCAACGAAGGGCGAGAACGTCCGCATCTTCCTACCCTGACGGCCGTCATTTCGCCCGGTGCGGCCCCGATCCGGCCGGTGGTAATCTGCGTGCATGGGCGCCGGCATACCGATGGAACTCTTTCAGTGGGTCGTGGGCGGTATGTTCGGCCTGCTGGTTACCGTCGGCGGGTTCTTCTTCAAGCAGATCGCGACCCGCCTCGACGGCATCGAGCGCGACCTGTCCCGGCGGAACGAGCGCATCAGCGTAGTGGAGTCCCAGCTCGATAACTTCAACCGCCGACTCGACCGCATCGAGGTCAAGCTCGACTTAATCATCGAAAGCCGCTTTTCCGCAAAAAAACCCGACTGACGGAGGCGCATGGACTACCGCGAGAAGTACCAGAAAATGCTGATCCGCGATGAGGACTTGCGGCTGAAAGCTTACAAGTGTCCTGCCGGGTACTGGACTCTCGGGGTCGGGCGGAACATCCAGGCCCGCGGCGTCACCGGCCTAAAGCTCTTGTACTACCGCACCGTCGGCATCACCCGCGAGGAGGCGATGAAGTGGCTCGACGAGGACGTTGCCACCGCCGAACGGGACTGCTCTCACGTCTTCGGTGACGCCTTGTTCGACTCATGGTCCGAGAACCGGCGGCTCGGGTGGGTGAACTTCCTGTTCAACCTCGGGCGGGACCGGGCTTTGAGTTTTCGCAACACTCTCCAGGCCGCCCGCGAGCAGCGATGGGCTCGGGTCGAATTAGGACTGAAACAATCTCTCTGGTATCGCCAGGTGGGGCCGAAGCGCCCGAAACACGACAACCGCGCCGACCGCGTCATCGCCATGATCTGTCACGAGGAGTTCCCGTATGGGTGACCTCCTCCGCTGGTTCATCGTCGGCGTGGCGTGTGGGCTTGGTCTGCTCACCGGCATCGTATTGTCTCAGGAGAACAACTTCGGCGCGTCCTACATTGGGTTTTGTCACCGCCTGTGGCCGTGCCGGCAGTCGCTCGCGGTGTTCGAAGATGTCCCGGTGAAGCGGCTCGGGTTCCTGGCGCCGCCCACGTTCGGGAAGACCTGCCCCTGCTACAAGCGGTTCCAGAAACTCCCCGGCCCGAAGTTCGTGCGGGTGACACTGGCGAACGGGACGTGTTTCCCGGAGCGGGGGCGCGTGTGCGGCAAGGGCGAGCTGTTCGAGGGCGAGTCCATCGCCTCGGCGGATCGAAAACTCCGCCGTCGAAACCCCGGCCTGTTGCGCCGATATCGGCGGAACGCCCAGCGGGTGAGGGCCATCCTCGCCGGGCCTTCCGATACCATCGAGCGGCTGGCCCTATGCCTCGAATGCCCGGTGTCGGGGCCGGCCCGCAGGGCATTGCTCATTACGGCACGGGAGGTGTTTCCGGACGGCGTGTTCGTCGATTCGGTCCTGACCCAGAGGTGTCTGCCTGACCTCATCTGCGAGAAGCACGGGGCCGCCCCGAGGCTCTCGCCGCCGTGCATTGCCGACACGGACGGGGACGATTTCCTGAGCATCGACGTGGGCAAGTTCCGCAGCCTCACGGCGACGTGCGGTGCGGGGTTCTTATGGACCCGGCGCTTCAACCTGTTGGACGCCTCCGGTCGGTTCATCCCTCCCACCAAACGGACCACGCGGCCCACGGCCGCGGACTTCACGGCGCTATGGTACTGGCTGCGCGACTAGCGATCGTCGCGGCCCTGGCCCTCTCCGGCTGCTCCGTGCTGTCGGCTACGGCGTGGTCGGGCGACGCCCGGAAGTGCGAGCACGGCACGGAGCGGACGCACCCGAACGGGTACTGGGCGGTCCAGTGCCGTGACGGAAAAGGGGTGCTGCTGTGGGCGGTGTGGCAGTGGTAGACTCGGGAGAAATGAGGCCAGGCTTTTACAACGTCCGCGCACGGAGGGTCATGGAAGCAGAGAAGAAACCGGCAGTGAAATCGTGGAGCATCTGGGGGAGTGTGCTGCAGGTCATTCCGTTCATCTACCTGCTCGAGAAGGGGCTCGATTTGCCGAGCGGGGTCGTCGATCAACTCATCGCCAAGGGGAACGAGCTCTACATCGCCGGCGTGGCCTTCGTCGGACTCGTGCTCCAGGTCTGGGGCCGGCTCCGCGCGAACAGCCAGATCTCCGGCCTGTTCAAGGTCAAAGAGTAGCTTCAGGCCGCTTAAACCTAGAAAGAAATATCTCAACCAGAGCGGGCACCTAGCCCGCTTTTTTATTGCCCCGTCGAAAGTTGTTGAGCCATCTTTCAATGTGTCCGAATCTTATCCCCTGAAACCGGTGAGCACTGAAGCGCACCGAACGAAATGTGGAGGGACCAATGGGAAATAGTGCGGAAGCGGCGAAGTACCGACTCAGGCGGCTCAGCCTGAGCGAGTGGAAGGACCGCGTCGACGAGATGCTCGCGTTCGGCGGCTACCGGATCGGGAACTTTCCCGACACGCCGTGGGAGAGCTACTACAACGCCGGGCTGTCCGCCGGCCGCGTGGCCGAGGTGATCATCGGCTGCGTGAAAGGCGCGGAGCGGAAGGGTTCGAAGTAACGGTTAACGTCTAGAAAATGGCAAGGCAGGTTATGAAACAGGAAGCAGGGTGGATCGTTTTCGGGTTGTTTCTCGGGCTGATCGCGTTCGCGACTACGGGGTGTTCGTTTCAGGTGGAGGTCGGGTACCACGGGCAGACCGGGAGGGACGACAGAACCCAGACGCAGCTCGTGAGGGGCAGTGACCGCGGCGCCGTTCGGCCGGTGAAGGACGACGAGCGGTACTGATACAGGGGCGATATGGCGGCGGGCTTCGGCCCGCCTTTTTCATGCGCGGAGGGACATGGACATCAAGCGGAAAACGGTACGGGTGGATGCGGACGAGCCGAGGCGGCGATCGTTCGAGGTCAGGGTCGGGGTGGTGCTCTTCAAAGCCGCAATGATCTGCGCGTTCTGCCTCGCCATCTCGCGGGGGCTGGAGGCGATGTGGGCGGAACTTGTCACCAAGGTGGATGTGGCGAAGGCGGCCGTCATCGACAAGCTCACCGTCACCAAAGTCGTGACCGAGTACAAGGAGGTCGACGACGCGAGCCTCGGGGAGATCATCACCCGCATCGCGAAGGACCACGAGATCGACCCGCTCGTGCTCGCCGTCCTCGCCGAGAAAGAGAGCGCCGGCGGGAAGGCGTTGTACCGGTTCGAGCCCCGGAAGTTCTCGGAGCTGCTCAACTCGAAAAAGTACCGCGGGGTGTCCGAGAACGAGCTCCGCATGATCGCATCGAGCCACGGCGTGTTCCACGTGATGGGCTACAGCGCCCGGGACTACTGCGACCTGCACTGGTCCCAACTCTACAACCCGTGGGTGGCCGCCCGGTGCGCGGCCGTGATCGTCGCCCGGCACTCCCGCGACACGGCGGACATCAAGGACCCGTCCGTCCGGGTGCGCGAGGTGTTCCGGCGCTTCAACGGGTCCGGCCCCGATGCCGAGAGGTACGCCGACGACGCCATGGCCCGGCTCGCGGCCATCCTCTACAAGCGGGTGGCGGCGCCGGCCCCGAAATGACACGCTCATGGGGCCGACGAACCCTCACCAGCTCCGAGGTAGCGCCAGGTGCGCGGTGACGTGCCCGCCTGGCGCGGACGACAGTCACACCAGACGAAGGCGACACGGGGGCGTCGGCCGAAGCGGGTACTCAACCCCGCCGGGGGGACGGACGACTCACGTAGCCGCCGTAACCCCGCTCGGCCCCGGACCCCGTCGCCCGCGAGGGCGGCGGGCAGATAGCTCAAGGGGACAACGGCGGGTGACTGCTGCCGAGTACGGGTGGCCGGAGACGGGGCCAGACAGTGACAGCGCGGGTGCGGGTCGGTAAGCCCGCACTTGTGCGTTCCTCGGGCTGAAATCCTCGCGAGAGGGAAAGTGCCGTGCTGGGGAACCGGGACGGATACCGCGCCCGCCCCTCGGCCGAAGACGCCGATAGCGACGTGACCGCCACCCACGACGGCCGACGACAATGTGGATCCCTCTGCCACCGCCGCGCTCCGCGATGGTTCTTGGCAGAGGGGGTGCGCGTCGCGAGTACAAGGTCCGGGCGTTTTGCAGGAGGTTCGACGGGCCGCACGGCGGGGCCACGGTTCACGGGAGGACAGCGGACGCGGGGGAGTGGCAGGGCAGTCACCGACCGCAGCCATTCGGGCTCGAGGAAAGCGACCACCAACGAGGTGGCCGGGCCGTTGGGTGTCACCAGGAATGGTGGAAAGCACCCACGTGCTCGGGGAAGGTTTCGCGGCGGGATCTCGGGGGGTATCCCGGCGGTAAAAACCCCCCGTACTCTGGTCTCGTGAGCTACAGCTATCTCGTCAGATCGCCGCGCGCCCTCGTTCAGTACTTGGCCGGCAACTTGCTGCCGAAGGGCTACCACTTCTACGTGGCCACGTGGCTACCGGAACACACCGACCCCGTCCTGGTCGATGCCAAACTCACGGTGCTCTACGAGTGCCACCTGCCGAAAGAAAAGCAGTACCGTCGGCGAAAGGCCGGGCGCGCGAGCGTCAAGTACGTCCGCTGCGGCCGGCTGTGCATGGTGCTTGCCACGCGGGGGCGATCACCGTTCTTCGAGCGCGAAGCCTTTGCCGACGCGCGGGAGCGGCCGATCCACGTGGCCGGGTACTCGCTCTCCGTCAACCGGGACACGGGCAAGGTGTCCGTCCGGGTCCACCGCGAAGCCCAACGTAAGATCCGGCAGCAGTTCACCGAACGGGCCGCGTGGTCGCTCGACTGGTGGGAGCGCGCGATCCGAGACTTCCCGTTCGCCGCCTACGCGGGCGTGAGGGACCAACTCTTCGCCGAGCTCCGCCACCTGAACGCCTGCCGGAAGAATCTCCGCCTCCCGCCGATCGAATGGCGGAACTGCGTTCGAAAGAAGTTCAAGGTCGAGCCCGTCTTCCTCGACTCTCCCCCGGAGCTCCTCGATCTGTTGCGGCACGAGACTCGTCGGAAGTAGCCTCTATCCCAAGCCGGGGAAACGGACCGCAGACGTGACTGCGGAAGGGATACTCGGCCCGCCGACGATCGATGGCGATCGTTATGCCGCAACAGGGGCCGGACCTCTGTTGCGGCGGTTTTGCCTACGGTCCTCGCCTCCGCGACCGGGCACCAAGGTTTCTCGTTCTCGACAGGTCGCACCCATCGTGTAACGCTCGTCCCGGGTAGAAGCACTTCGGCCTTCCCTCAGCCCACTGAGGGGTGGCGTCAGCACGTCGAAGGTTTTGCGTGCCCACCCCTCAGTTCCGGAGGGCACGACCCCATGTCCCAAGCGTCTCTCGTTCTGCACCGTGGCGCCCGGCCCGTCTCCGGCGAGGAGCTGGCCGAAGTGAAAGCCCCGGCCCCCGTCGGCCGCTGGTATCCGCTGTCGCACCAGACCGTCCTCCGCCGCGTGAAGGACACGCTCGGCGAGGCCGGCTTTGTCGTGAAGCGGGAACAGCTCGCGCTCGCGAAGGACAACCACCGCTTCTTCGGCACGCTCGACCTGGAGTCGCAGCTCGTGCACGGGGTGGCGTTGTCGGTCGGGGTGCGGAACTCCACCGACAAGAGCTTCCCGATCGGGTTCGTGGCCGGGTCGCGGGTGTTCGTGTGCGACAACCTCGCGTTCTCGGCCGAGTTGCTCGTGAGACGGAAGCACACCCGGTTCGGCGAGCAGCGGTTCGCCGCCGACATCGCCGCCGCCATGCCGAAGCTCGGCCAGTTCCGCGAGCTGGAGGCGAAGCGGATCGAGGGAATGGCCCGGACCGAGGTGACCGACACGCTCGCTGAGTCGATCATCCTCCGGGCGTTCGAGAAGGGCGTGGTTCCGGCCCCGCTGCTGCCCGCGGTCATCCGCGAGTGGCGGGCCCCGAAGCACGACGACTTCAAGCCCCGGACGCTGTGGAGCCTGTTCAACGCGTTCACCTCGGCGCTCACGCCGAAGGCGAAGGCCAACCCGCAAAGCTACAGCCTGACCACGATGCGGCTCAACGCGCTCGTGGCCCCGGCGCTCCCCGAGCCGCTCGCCATCGCCGCCTGAGACCAACCCCGGGGAACGGACGCCCCGGCATGTCACCAACCGGCGGCTTGAGGGCACGACGCCCGGCCGCCGTTCTCCATACCGGATCGTTCCATGTCCCATTCACTCAGAGACGGGAGGATCGCAACGTGGGCAAAAAGAAACAGCAGGCCGCCCAAGAGGCCCAAGTGCCTCAAGAGCAGCAGGGGCAGAGCGGGACCGGCAGCCGCACCCCGCCCGCCTACGAGTGCCGCATCGGCCGCATCAAGGCGGTAGTGTGGACCAACAGGACGACCGAGGGCGAGGAGTGGTTCAGCACCACCCTGACCCGCAGCTACAAGGACTCTCAGGGGAACTGGAAGAGTGCCTCCAGCCTGGGACGGGACGACTTGCTCGTCGCCGCCGAGTGCCTCCGCGCCGCATTCCTGTTCATCGCCTCGAGGCAGGGGACCAACCTGAACACGGCCCCGACGGAACAGCAGTGCCAGCGGCAGGAGGAGGAAGTTCCGATCTGAGGCGGTGAGAGAGGTTTTCCAGGGAAGGTTTCCCCCATGGCATGACGCCGCCCTCTCTCACCCTTATATGATGTCCCCGCCGAAGTAGGCGTAGATCGCGTCCACCCGCTCCGGGTCGTACGTCACGCAGAGCCGCCAGCCGTCGCTCGCCACCGCCACCTTCCAGTCCACCACCATCATCCTCGCAGGGCCGTTCCACTTACGCGCCTTCAGGTCGGCGACCGGGAACCAGTACTCGCCCCACTTGGGTCCGAGCCTCACGGACTTCGCCGCGAGTACCGTATGGCTCTCTTCGACCGGCACCGCGTCCAGCATGGTCTCGACCGACCACTCGTCCTCTTGAGTGTCGGGAGGGTCCACCAAACAGATGTGGTAGACCGCCCGCCCGTTAGGCAGCTTTTTCAGCATCTCCCGGATCGCCAACGCTTGCGAGCGTGCCAGCGTCGGGTCGAGTAGCGGCCGGCCCTCGTACTTCTTGATCGCAGTGTCGAGCTCGAACGCTTCGGTGTAGAGCTTTGCCAGTTCCGGCTTATCGACGAGCGCCTCGAACAGCCGCGCGGCCTCCTTGACGTTCGATCCGCCTTCGCCGTTCTCCAGCTTGCTCACGTAGCTGGTGCTCTTCTTCCCGACCGAGTGGGCCAGCTCGATCCCGGTCATCCCCCGGTCTTGCCGCAGCTTCCTGACCAGTCGTCCCAAGTCGCCAGTCATGACTCCCCTTGATGCGAACTGCTGAACTCCCGAATTTTAAGAAATTTCGCACTTCCCGCCAGTGCACCCGAGGTTAAAATCATTCCGTCCGGTCTCCTGAATTCCGGGAGTCCCGGACTTTAGATTCCACGATTGGCGGTTAGCCCGCCGGAGGTGACGAGACACCTCAAGCCTTTCGTCCGCATTCGCCAGCATCCAGCCATCTGCCCACCAAGCAACGCAACAGAGCCCCTCGAGGGCTCCCGTCCGCCGTGCGCGCTGACGGCCGCTCTTTGACAACTCGGCATTTTGTTTCATTCCCCATTCCCCCATCGGCGGCGTGACCGCCGGAAAGGAGGCCATCCATGGCCCAGAAGAAGGCCGAATCAGTGCCGAAGGTCAGCGTCTCGTTCAAGGTCCACAAGAAAACCAAGGATCTTTACAAGGCGAAATGCAACAGCATCCAGTCCAAGGACTTCAAGGGCAGCGAGTCGAGCGTCGGTGAGGTACTCGTCGAGGGTTTCGTTTCCGGACTGCTCGTCGTCGACGATCAGGGAAAGCTCGTCGTGCCCGGGCCGGCACAGTCGAAACCCGCTCCACCGCCCCCACCACTCCCACCGCCGAGGCCCGAGCCGGAGCTCGAGCCGCTCCCGGAGATCCTCCCGCCGATGCCGGCCGAGGACTACCAGGGCCTTAACGTCGTCGCGTACTTCTACCGCAACCGCCACCCGGGTGAGACGTACGAGCAGTTCTTGGCCGCATTCGAGTCCGAGCGGCACCCCGACGAGTCCATACAGAGCTGGGCTTACCGCACCCGCAAGGAAGAGGAAGGGGGTGCCGCGTGAGCCGCCCCGGCAAAACGCCAGAGACGTACCCGCAGGAGGAACGGTTTCAGGACGAAGCCAGACAGTGCGGGGGGATGGTGCCGCTACCCGGGATGGTGAAGCAGGGGATAGACCCGAACAAGCCCGAGGACCTGAAGAATTTCTGCGAGCACCGCGACCCGGACGGCACCCGCCCGATGGCGTGGCACGCGAACGCCGCGACGTACCTTTACTCGCTCCTCTACACAGCCGCTCCGTCGATCAACGGGTGGCTCAAGACGCAGCCGAAGGAGGTGTTCGACCGGTTTGTGAAGGAGGTGTTCAAGCCGGCCGTCATGAACGCCGTGCTCGTGATGAACGAGGCGTGCGTCGTTCGCCGGCGGGAGAACGGCCAGCACATCAAGGAGAAGGCCGCCCTGGTCGGGTTCATCGCCGCCCATCTCACGGCGGCGGACGGCAACACGAGCCTGCACGCCCACGTCCCGCTCTGGCGGTACGGGACGACGCAGGACGGGCGGGCGCTGTCCTTCCACGACGGGCGGTTCCTGTTCGGGGAGGCGTTCAAGAAGTCGGTCGAGGTGTTCCACCAGTCGCTCGCGGTTGGCCTGTTCCAGCACTTCGGCATCAAGGCCGAGGTCAAGGACGGGAAGTGCGAAATCCCGGGCGTGCCGAAGGAGGTGCTGGAGACCCTCGGCACCCGCAGCAAGGCGGCGCGGGCGTGGCTGGAGAAGCAAGGTATCTCCGAGACCGACCAGTCGATGCAGATCGCGGTGTGGCAGACCCGGCCGAAGGGCGTCCCGCACTTCGACCTGACCGAGCGGTTCGCCCACTGGAACCAGGAGGCCCGTCAAGCGCTCGGGGCGAAGGCCGACCAGTACATGCGACCCGCGACCGGCACCGGCGCGGCAACGACCGAGCGGCCCACCCAGTCGGAGACGAGGCGATCGTCCGAGTCGAACCAGACCGCCGTGCACTCGAGCACGGCCGGTCCCGAGCAGTCGACCGCCCAGGCCGACCAGCGGCAGAAGGGCGGAGAGAAGACGGAGCAGCAGCAGTCCAGGTCGAGCCAACAACAGCAGCACGAGAGCGAAGGGTTCCGCTACTTCCGCCAGACGCCCGGGCGGAAGCAGTCGCCGACCGGGTCGCTCATGTCCCGGGCCTTGAAAGACCTGATCGGCGAGACCGGGACGGAGCTCGCGAAGACGGCCATGCTCGTGGCACGGAAAGCGTTCGTGCCGCGGGACGACGTGATCCAGGTGAAGAACCTCGCAAGGGCCAATGAGGACGGCCGCACGCCGACCAAGGGTGAGGTGTTCCGAGCGGTTCGAAACGAGTTGCGACGGAAAAACGTGGACGACTGGAACGCGATCGCCACGCTCGGGAGGCTGACGGGGATCGCCTTGAAAGTCTACCTGAAGGCGCGAAAGCCGAAGGTCTCGTACCCGCCCGGGACCGTGATGGTGGTGAGTCGGAAGGCCCAGCGGACCGCCACCCCCGAGCAGAAGAAGCAGTTCGCGAGGCTCGCCGCGAAACGCGGCTGGGCCGTCCGGTACGCGAAGCTCGAACAAGACCAGTCGCAGCAACAGGGCCAGCAGCAAGGCCAGAAGCAGCAGAAGCAGCAACAGTCCCCCTGACCCTTTTTCGGAAAGGACCGATCGCATGTTCAAGTTCCTCCTGTGGCTCTACCGCGTCACGCTCGGCGGCTTCCTGGCCGGGGTCGCGTTCGTCTGGCGGGAGTGGGGCTGGCCCACGGTCGCCGGCTGGCTCGTGGTGGCCCTAATGCTGGGCGTCCACGGCTACCTCTGGCTCCTCCTCGTCGCCGCTCTCGGCCTGAACCAACTCGTCGCCCTGATGGCGTTCGTGACTGCCGCGGTGAGCATCACCGGCGTCGCCGCCACCAACACCGTCCCGTGGGTCGACACCGCCATCCGGTACGCCTGCGACGTGATCACGAAGGGCTACGCCGACCGCTGCCACACGGCGACGTATCCCGCCGACCCCCGCCACGCCCTGGCGCCAAAGCGCACCGGGGCAAGCGCCGACGAAAAGTGATCCCCCAGGCACGGCAGGGCGTTCCTGCCGTGCCGCTCCGTTCCCGCAACCCTGATACACGAGGTGGCCGCATGAAAGAGTTCCTGAAAATCATGTTGATGGTTTTGACAGGGGAGTTCCCGGAAGCCGCCACCCCGCCGCCGCCCCGCCGCAAGAACGGCCCGAAGATCCCACTGGCCGACATGCGAGACCCCGAGGAGCTGTTCAACGGCTGCGTCATCGCCGCCATGAAGGGGGCCGGGAAGACGAACCTGATCAAGAAGTTGGTCAATAGTGTGATCGACCTCGGCCGCCCGGTGTACCTGATCGACACCGGGGACAAGTGGGCCGAGCACGTCCGAAGGGTGCGGCCGAAGACGCTCGTCCGGCGGGTCAGCCCTCACACGGTCGGTGGCCTGAAAATCCACTGGGCCAAGACCGTCAACACCCCGGCCCGCATCCAGGCGTTCACCGGGAAGATCGTCGGGAACGAGAAGAGCGAGTCGAAAAACCCGTACTTCCCGACGAACGCCCAGCTCGTGATGATGGCGGCGATCGAGATGCTCATCATCTTCCTGGGCGACAAGTGGACGCTCCGGGACTTCATCATCCTCGCCACCAACCGCAAGCTGTTCGTCGCCCTGCTCGACCACCCGAAGGTCAAGGGCCGGGTCAGAGACCCCCAGGACCAGTTCGCCCACAACGACAGCGCCAGGGACGTGATGGGGACCGTCGTCAGCCACCTCCTCCCCCTCATGGTGTACGCCGCCCTCGAGGAGCACGCCCCGGCCAAGGTCGGCCTGTTCGACGCGATCGACGAGGGCGGGGTCACGATCTTCGAGTGGAGCGACAACTTCGCCGAGGCGAACTCGAAAATGCTCTCTCTGGCGGCCGAGCTGGTGATGGACGAGCTCCTGTCCCGGCAGGCGGAGAACCTGGTCCTCTGGTGCCTGGACGAGATCCGGAGCCTGGCCCAGATCGACGCCATCGCGAACGTCGCCACCCGCGGGCGGCGCAGCGGCATCGGGTTCGTCTGGAGCATGCACATCATCGAGGGATTGCAGGACCGGTACACGAAGCTCCGGGCCATGGAACTCGCCGACCTGATGGGCATCAAGATCTTCCTTAACCTGGACGGCAACGCGACCCTCGCCTGGGCGGCCGACTCGCTGGGCAAGTGCCAGCACGTCGTCGAGGTCTGGAAAGACGGCCTCGACGGGAAGGCCGGCCACTGGGAGCGGTCCGTGCGGGAGCTGCACCGCGTCCCGCCGATCGAACTGCAAATCCTCCCCTACGCCGACCCGGTCGCGGACAAGGTGTGCGGGTACGTGAAGGACAGGTTCGGCGTCAGCTACTTCGACGCCAAGTTCCTGGCCGACTGCCCGATGCTCACCGACCCGGGGCCGACCCTTCAGCCACAGGACTGCCAGCGGCTTAAGCGCCTCACCCGTGACGACATGGCCAGGTGGGGCGTCGGCGTCCTCACCAAAGAGATCAAGGAAGCGCTGGACCTGTCATGAGCAAGCGCCTCATCCACGACGTGGCCATGGCCACGACCCAAGCCGCGCTCAGCCGGTTAAGAGGGTGGTCAGGCGAGGCCGAATACCGCGAGGCTTTTCTCGCGGTGTTCCCCGCCGTCCAGGGTGGACTGACTTACCTGATCGAGCACTACCGGCACGAACTGAAACGACTAGCGAAACCCGTCCCACCACCACCGGAGAACTGAACCCATGGGACGCCCCAGAAAGCTCCCGCCGACGGCGACGAGCGACCCGGAGACCCTCGTCGCGAACGTGCTCGACGAGGTGAAGGCGACGCTGAGGGACGCCGGGATCTCCATCCCGCTGTCCGTCTGGATCGAGGCGCAGCAGGCCGCCGCCGCGCTGCTGCCGAACAAGAGCAACGCCATCGTCACCATCCCCAACACCACCAACGGAGTTCAGGCCAATGTCTAAGAAGCACGCCGCCATCTACCTCGCCCTCTGGCTCGCCGTGTTCCTGGCGCTCGCCTCGCTGATGTTCTGGCTGTTCACC